CGGGGCTAGGGGGTCGGGGGGGGGGGGGGGGGTATGGGGGTAAGTAGTTACATACGCAGTACGCGCGTCGCTGCGCGCGAAAAGATACGTTCGCGCGATCCACTTGTTCGCGGAGCGCGCGGTCGCGCGATCCTTTACCGCGCTCGCGTCGCGGTTCCTTTTTACTCGCGTAAAGGCGTCTGCAAGTTACGCCATTTGGCCGTAGCGGCGGCCCCAGCGGGCCGCGTAAGGTTCTCGTTGTCAGGCCAGCCCGGGTCCCAGCCCCGGGGCCCCCGGGAAGTTAACCCGAACGGGGGTAGCCCCCGAGCCGCCCGGTAGGGTAGGGTACGGGTACCACAACTCCAGTAGCCGCGAGGTTAGCGGGCGACCCGGGTAACCGGTAGGCGCTCCAAGGCGGGACCCCGAGTAAGGCGTCAGGCGCGACGACGGGACCGGTCTGCCAAAATAAGCGGACTTTACTTCTGGAGGCAGGTAGGGTAGGGTAGTAACCGCAAGGCCAGAACGGCCCGGGTAACCGGGGTAGGGTAGGGTAGTAAGCAGGGCGTCGGGTAACCGGCGGGGTAAGGGGTCTAGTCGCCCCCTGAGAAGTAGATTTGCGCCCCGGTAGCAGTAGACTAACTGCCGCCCGCAGTAAAAGGCTTAGGCCAGGTCCGCAAAGTGCCGACCGCCGGGAGGCGGGCGCCAGCACCCTAAAACGGAGCCAGGCCCGGGTAACGCCGGGACCAGTCTATGATCGCTTGCACCATAGTCAAAAGGGCCTCACGCCGGGACGGCGTCAGACTACCCCCTCATACAGCGCCTAGGTAGCCATACCCTAGGGAGCGGTCTGTCACCAGCCTAGCTGGACGTGTCCCCTCCCCCGGGTGAGACACCGGGAAACAGTTACTCACGGGACAGGTGGGTAGACTGCAGACGCCCCGAACGGGGGTAAACCGGAGCACCAGGAACCGTAACTAGGCGTGTGCAATGAAACCGATGACTTACGGTAGGACTGGATAGTGACAGCTCCAGTCCGTCCGTAGCCACCGAGTCTCAAGGAGATCAGCATGCGCGTTTGCGACATGACCCTCACCGACAGCCTGAACGAGACCCCCGTGTTCTGCGTGGACTGCGGAATCCGTAACACGAGCCACCAGAACGCTGAGGGCAGCGTCGGCCGGTATCTGAAGTTGGACCTGCACCCGGAGGCCTGCTCGAAGCTGCAGCACGAGCTGGAGCTGGCGCCGATGATGCCGATGAAGACCGAAAACTGCGACTGGACGGGCACCTGGAAGGAGTGGGTGGCCGCCTACCAGATCTGGACGAAGTTCTTGCAGGAGTTGCAGGGAAACCTCAAGGTCGAGGGCCTCTACGGCGAGGACATCGAGGAGATCCGGGCAGCTGTGCTGGACTGCGTAGTGACCGAGGCCCGCGAGGTCCACGGCAACTACAGCATCTTCGTCGGTTCCAAGGGTGCCGACCCCGGCCCGGAGATCTACTGCTGGCTGGAGAACGGCGAGCTCAGGGCCGAGGAGAACATCGACGAGACGGACATGGAGACCATCCGCGACCAGTACATCTACAGCAACACCACGGTCTAGTCCTACGGCCATCCGTCCAGTTCGGGCTTCGGTCCGAACCGGGCGGTAACCCCTAGGGGTAGCGAACCACCTGCAACTGTAGTAACATCAACGTCGCCGCCCGCCGAGGCGGCTAACCGAAGGAGAGCAGAAACATGACCGAGCCGACCACCGCCGAGACCGCCAAGACCCGCGACTACAGCCAGTACCTGCAGAAGGCGCCGAGCCACCTGCACGTCGACTTCGCGAAGTACATCACCACGAAGACCGGCTTCGAGGGCGTGGACCCGAAGGTCATCCAGCTGGCCCTGGCCCTGCACGGCGAGTACCAGTCCTCGGACGAGCGCAAGGCCGCCCGGGAGCAGGAGGCCGCCGAGCGCAAGGCCGCTCAGGAAGCAGCGAAGGCCACCAAGAAGGGCGGCCCGCGTAGCCCCGAGGCCCGCGAGCTGAAGCAGCTCAAGGAGGCCGCCGCGACCCTGGAGAAGCTGAACCAGCCGGTCCCCTCGAAGACCACCAAGCGGATCGCCGAGCTGGAGGCCGAGCTGGCGAAGCTGGCCGGGCACGTCGAGGTCCCTGCGCAGGCCGACGCCCCGGTTGAGCAGCCCGAGACCGTCGACGCCTGATGCTCGACGACACCGAGTGCGAGCAGTGCGGAGAGGCCGGGTCCGACGAGGACCCGGTCGCTCACTTCAAGTCCCCGGCTAACTCCGGGGAGTACATCATGGCGCACGGACAGTGCGGCGAAGACGCGGGTATGGAACTCGCGTAGGGCCGGGGCACCGAACACGGGTGTGGCCTCAAAGGCACCTCGGTCCACCAGAAGCACCCAACCCAAGGGTTTGGAGGAACCCGCATGGAAGACGCAGCAGACGCGCGTTTCAACGTCACCGACTCGTACGAGAACATCGTCGCCAGGCAGCGCCGCGAGAGCGGTCCGATGGACCGGTTCGCGGAGGTCAAGCCCGCTGACGCGTGGGGCAAGACGCTCACGGACGGTTACAGCACCGTCTCTCCAGTCGCCGTCGTGCAGAAGGAGTTCGAGATCCTCCTGGAGGATGGCGAGCTGCTGAACGAGGTCGTGCACGGCCTGCTCGTCAAGGCGGAGCAGATCCCGAGCGCCTTGCCCCTTTTCTGGAGGGAGACGGGGCCCATCAACGGGCACCCGCAGGTCATGGTGCAGGGGCACCCGCACAGGGTCGCCCGGTTCGAGGAGCTGCTGAACGAGGTGCAGCGCCCGCTCCGGGACGGTTGGCTCGTGTGGCAGGACCACGACGAGAAGCGCGAGGTCTCGAAAATTCGCTGGATTCCACTGGAGCACCCCAGCCCCGGGCCGTGCCAGTCAGGCCGCTGCAGCGCCGAGAAGACGTCTCGATGGGCGCTCGTGTACCTCGTCGACGAGGTGGGAAGCGAGCGTCCGACCACCGGGGTCGTGGCGGTGTACTGCGCATCCTGTGCCGTTCCGAAGGGCTCGGAGTTCATCGAGGAGCCTTCGTGAAGATTAGGCAGCCGGTTGAGTTGCCCCTCTGGGGCAACTTGATCGTCGCCATCGTGGTAGGGTTCCTGCTCGGAGTCATCATCCACGACATCATCCAGGCCTGCAGGTACCGCAAGTAACCGAGAGGAGGCGAAAGTGTTCGATCTGGAAGTGTTCCACCGACTCGCGTGGGAAGACTGGTTTTCCGCTTCGGAGGAGGCGAAGAAGACGCCGCAGGGCTGGTATCACCTGGACAACAGGTGCGACGAGTGCTCCTGGATCGGCACCTTCGCCCTTCGCGGCCTCATCCGCGCCGACGCGGTAAGGTAGGAGGGCCGTGTTTGAAGCAGAGTTCCACTTCAATACCAGCCAGTCCTTCACGAAGGACTTGGTGGTGATCGCTGTCAGCCTGGCTGTGGTCTACGGGGCCGTCAAGCTGTGGCTGCACAAGAGCAAGGGAAAGGCCAGCGATGGTCGACGATGAGAGACAGCCCGAGGCTCCAGACGGTTCCTTCGGCGGTTTCCTGTTCCTGCTCATCATCGTGCTGACAGTAATGATCGGAGTCGCGCAGTTGATCATTGCCAAGCAGTACGCCATTCTGGGGTTCGCGACGACCATCATCGCGGGCCTCTGCACGGCATTCCTCGTCCGGGCGTCGCGAAGCCCCCGGGCGGGAGAGAACACGGAGGACAAGAAATGAGCGAGTTCAAGACGAAGTTCGACGGCCGTCAGCAGGGCCACCGTTTCAAGATGCTGCAGCTGATCCACGGGCTCTCGCTGGAGATCAACACCGGCATCAAGGTCAGCAGCCGGGGCTCGATCTTGCAGCACGCCAAGCAGATCGGCTGGATCTCGGAGGACATCCGCTTCAAGAAGGTCGCGCTCGGTCGGCTCGTGGAAGACGCCAAGCAGGGCTTCGGGTACGTGCCGACCGAGCGCATCAAGCAGGCCATCCGCAAGCCGCGCAAGGCCTCGAAGAAGTCGAAGAAGCTGGTCTAGATGGCCTTCTCGCACCCGTTCTGTGGCGGGAAACACGAGCAGGTCTCCGAGGCTCGCCTTTGCGAGCAGCAGGGTGCGCCGGGCGGGATGAGCCTTCCCCGCCGGGTCGGAGACGTCGCCATCAGAGAGTCCAACAACGCCTACGAGCGCCAGTCCGGCGCTCTGGCCGACGAGGGTTTCTACAAGGTCGGCACCACCTACTTCAAGGTGCAGAAGGCATTGCACGGCTCCGGGCGTTTGTACGCCAAGGAGCTCGTGCAGCTGCCAGAGAAGGACGAGAGCGGCAAGCTGATCTCCAAGGGTCACTGGGAGATGGCGCGGGGTGTCGTCTACCGGCTGCGCAAGGAGGACATGCTCACCGGCGAGGAGGCCGCGAAGTTCGGCCAGCTGTACGGTATCTGTGTGTACTGCTGGTCCGAGCTGACGGACGAGCGCAGCATCGCTGTCGGCTACGGCCCCACCTGCGCCGAGAATCGTGGCCTTCCGTGGGGAGAGACAGCATGAGGACGCCAAGCAAGGCGATCGCCGAGTTCATGCGTCGGAATGACCAGAGCGTCGAGCCTCCGAGGAAGTCGTGGTTCGTGAACACGAACCCGGATGGCAGCGAGGTGTGGGCCGACGAGGAGTCGATCCTGACGGTCTGGCCGAACGGAAGCATGACCGAGACCCCGAAGGGGTAGGCATGGACGCCGCCACCGCATTGCACATCGCCGAGGAGGCGATCGCCGCCATGGAGGTGGCGGACAAGATCCCGACGTCAGCGAACGGTCGGGATGGAATGTGGGAAGCGCGCTTGCTCTTGTCGAGGCTGATCAATGGCACCGTCAAGGGCAAGCGCATCTCCGAAATGATCGACAAGACACTCGGTGAACTCAACGAGGGGTAGAAAGTTGAAGAGGGTGGGATTGGCCGTCGGCGCGGGAGCAATGCTCCTGGCGTTGACGGCATGCAACGTCCGCGAGGGCGAGCAGTGCAACAACCCGGGCGAGATCTCGCAGCAGGACGGCGTGGCGTACAAGTGCGTCGAGTCGCCCGGCGAGTTCCGCGAGAACGCCTTCGGGAAGAAGTTCCCGATCTCCCGCTGGAGGAAGATGGAGGTGGCGCCGCAGTGAAGAGGTTCGTCGCCACTGTTCTCGCAGCGTCGGCACTCCTTTTGACCGGCTGTGACAAGCCGGACGAGAAGTGCAAGCCGGAGGAAGAAGGCAAGTCCAAGTTCTACGACACCGGGCACATCATCACCTGCAAGAACGGCAAGTGGGTGCTGGAGAATGGCATCGGGTTCCAGCGCTAACGAGAAGTGGTCTTTCTGGCACCACTTCTGGCGCACCTACACGATCACGCTGTTCATCGTGATCGTCACATACATCATCTGGCAAAGATGAGGAGTCGCGAAATGAAGCACCCCATTTCGGTGGCTGAGCTGTTGGAGCTCCACCACCTCGGCGAGCTGTACGTCAAGTGGGCCACGAACCCGGTCGCCATGTCCGAGGAGGACGTGGAGGAGCTGCAGGAGATCTCGGATCGGTACTCGATCAACGGGACCTCCGCGCTCTTCTCCTTCCAGAAGAAGTGGCAGCAGGAATTCGGGCTCACCGCCGCGAACACGTTCTCCATCCACGAGGTCGCCAAGGAGGTTCTGGCGGTCGCGGAGGCGCAGAAGGAGATCCGGTACGAGGAGAAGCTCATCACGAACTCCGTCGAGGACACCGGCGTTCTCGAGCTGCCCGAGTTCGGCGGCGAAGCGCCGAAGGAGTTCCGGCAGGCCCACGAGACCATGCAGGAGGTTCTCCGCGAGGAGGAGAGGCTCATGCAGGAAGAGGACGACCTCTACGAAGAGTACGAGAAGCCGACCGGCGCGGAGATGGACGAGGCGCTCCGCGAGCAGCTGCACGAGGACAATGAGGTCGACCGCGAGGCCGAGGCGCAGTACCGCGCGGACCAGCTCCGGGACGCCCTGCTGGAGAACCAGCTCGAGACCGAGCGCGAGATCGAGATCCTCAAGCAGATCTCCAACGTCGACGAGCTGACGCCTACGGAAAACGCCCGGCTCGACGAGCTCGTCACCAAGAAGGTGTCGGCGATGAACTCCGGCACCCACAGGATCCCGACCGGCGTGCTGGCCCAGGCCGTCGGCGGTAGTGAGAAGGGAAGCAAGTGAACAAGAGGATCATCGTGGCCCTGGCAGCCGTCCTCGGGTTCGTGCTGCTGAGCGCGGAGGGCTGCGCGCAGAAGCGGATCGGCATCGTCAACGACGTTGTCGGCCCGCCGCTCTCGAACACTCTCGGCTGCAACGCCAACAAGGGCGGCAACTGGAGCATCAGCGTCGACCCCGACGGCCACGAGGGTGAGTCCATCGACGAGCGGGCGAAGTACCGGCAGCACTTCTGCGTGACCGAGCCCCAGGCCAAGAAGTACAAGTCGGGGAGCGTGTACCCGTGAAGAAGGGCATCATCGCCACCTGCGCTATCGTGGGCCTCTTCGTGGCTATGGAGTTCATCGCTCCGGGCCACTGGAGCTTCTTCACGACGTACGTCGCGAGCACTTGGGGCGCGATCGTGAGGCGCTGGAGCTAGCAAGGGAGTCCCGGCGTGCGCTCGCAGATCGGCGCCGGGACGCGAGTAAATTAATTCGCAGGAGGTGATCATATGGCCCTGTCGGCCTAAACGGGCTACGCCCGATGCCGAAGGTCAAGTTTGGGTCTAGCTCGCCAGGGTTAACGACATCCCCCGAGCCGCCCTGGCGAGCGGCCAAAGCCCCTATGGTGTAATGGATGCACACCGGTGTCTTCGATCCGGAGGAGAGGGTTCGAATCCCTACAGGGGCACGCAAGGTCAAGGAACTCCGCCCAGGCGGAGTGAGGAGCCATAGTGTAAAGGCAGCACGCCGGGTGCATTGAGCGCCTTAACGGTAGAGCGGGTTCGAATCCCGTTGGCTCCGCAAGCAGCCCGGGTGACAAGTGATGATCCTTCGGGACGTGAAGACCTTGCACCCGGGCTGCCCCCATAGAGGAGGAGAGCAGCAATGACCATCATCCAGCAGGTCCGCGACGTCCTGGAGGCCAACGCGGGTACGGCCATGACGACGGCCGAGATCGCGGCGAACCTCGACGGGATCACCACCGCGCAGGTCAGCACCGCGCTGTGGCGGCTCCGTACCGAGGAGGACCTCATCAAGCAGGTCCGCACCGGCGTGCACAAGTACCTCGGTGCGAGCGAGCGCATGCCGAAGCTGGCCGCGACGATCGAGAAGACCAAGGACGTCTTCGCGGGCTCCGTCTCGGACGCCATCGCGGAGGACGAGACGGCCGACCACAAGTTCTACACCCAGGTCGGACGCGCCGCGAACGGCGATCCGATCCTCACCAACGACGCGACCGGTCAGGTCTACAGGGCGACCCCGGTTTAGACCCTCCCTGCGGGATAGGGTAGGGTAGTACCTGAGTCGCGGCTACGGTTTGGAGGAACCGGTGGCAGAAGAGAAATTGCTACGTCGCATTCGCGCTCTCCTGGAGAAGGCGAACGACGAGCGAAACCACGAAGGCGAGCGCGAGGCAGCATTCGCGCAGGCCCAGAAGCTGATGGACGAGCACCGCATCGAAATGGCGATGCTCGACTACGGCAAGGGCACACCCACCCAGCTCCCGATCGAGTACGCCATCAAGCTTCCGCCCTCGGTGTTCTCGGACAAGAAATACTCCATGCTGTACTACATCGCCGAGCACTTCGGCGTCAAGTGCGTGTGGGATGGGCGCACGGCAGAACTGATCGGCATGCAGAGCTCCATCGAGATGATGGAGCTGGTCTACACCCTGGCGATCATGGAGTTCGAGACCAAGATCGAGCCGGTCTGGAGCAAGGAGAAGTCGTTCGACGCGAACGTCTTCGCATTGCACGGGGCCGGTCGCAAGTGGGTCGACATCGCACACACCGCCAACCGGCACGGCGGCAACCCGCGAACGGGTCGGCCGGGCTCCACGACCGACGGCTCGTGGCTCAAGGCGGCTTACCGCCGGGAGTGTGCGCGCCTTGGTGTTGAGCCGCGTCGTCAGACGCAGCGGCACGAGGCGTACCAGGAGAGCTTTGCGAGTAGCTTCCTGAGCACGATCATCCAGCGCCTGCACAAGATGCGGAAGGATGCCGACGAAGCCCGTGGGGGTTCGGTCGACCATCTTCCGGCAATCATGGGCGAAAAGGAGAAGGTCAACCAGGCCTTCTGGAAGAAGTATCCGCACATGCACCCGGACGCCATCAAGAAGCGCGCCGAGGAGTACAACCGAGCTCGGGAGGCTCGGTTGGCCGCCATGACGGACGAGGAGCGGGCCAGGGCCGAGAAGGAAGCCAACAGGCCGCTCAAGATCTCGCGTAGGACCACGTACGACGAGCACGGCTGGCAGGCCGGAAACCAGGCCGCGAAGCAGGTCGACCTCCTCGGCGGGAAGAACCGTGTCGCGAACCAGAAGGAGCTGAGATGACCAAGCCTTACAAAGAAACGCTGCCGCATTCCTTCCCGAACGCTGTCTCCGTTCCGGGGGATCGGCTCGCCGTCTACGTGGCAAAGCTGATCACGCCGAACTCGCGGTTCCCGAACGGCAGCTCGTTCGCGGTGACCGTGGACAACCAGGAGGGGTACTGCTGGCTCTGGATGTCGGATGCCAGCTTCGAGCGCGTGAAGGAGTTGGACTTGTGATGTCTCAGCAGAGCCAGCGCGACAACTCCAGAGCGAACTGGTTGGCGGTCATCGCAGGTCTCCTGGCGATGTTCCTGTTGTTCCTGATCTACCTCGCCCGCGTTCTTTCTCAGAATGGACTTCTCGGCTAGTGACTGTGTTGCGGGTGGCTACGGCCACACTCTCGTTTCTCGTCTTCGTTACGACGGGCGTGGCCTGGTGGCTCGGAATAGGAGGTTGAAATGAACGTGTACGACCACCCGGAGAAGTTCGGGTTGCAGATGATCGGTATGGTGGACAAGTCGGACGGCAACTACCAGTACGACATGTTCGTCGTCTGGAAGAACGGTCGTCGGCTCTGCTACGGCACCGATGAAGGCTGCTCCTGTCCGACGAACTTCGAAGGCCAGGGGGTCAACGACCTGACGCTGGCTCCGAAGGCTGACGTCATCAAGGCGCTCAAGGAATGGGCGGCCGAGGACGCGACCCGCGAGAGGGAAGCCCTCGACGCAGCGGTCGTGGAGCTCTGCTTGAAGATCCGCGCAGCCTGATGTACCGGCAGGCGGTGCTACGGGAGCTCTGGGACGAGCTCGACTCCGTCATCTACCGCCTGATGACGGATGGCTGGGAGAAAGGGCCGATGTCAGCGGCCGACATGAAAGCATGGGGAGAGCAGCGAGGCCAGGCCCAAGGCCTGGTCTTCGCGATCGCCATGGTGTATAACATGTCCGAGCCCAACACGGAGTGGGTACGGCAAGAGGCAATGCGGCGCTGGGAGGCCAGCCTTGGAGAGCAGACCCCTATCAGCTGTCGAGAGATCCGTCTTGTACTTCGCGACCGTGGCTGGCGTCATCATGATGATCGCATTCGTGGTGACCGGGAAGTGGTGGGCTCTCGCAATCGGAGCCGCATTCGGAGCGCTCGGGTACGGCTTGGAACGGTTCGTCGAGTCGCGGGAGGAAAAGGAGAGCAATGAGCAGCCGTGACAAGGCACTGGCCCACATGCGGCGCCAGTACAGCAAGACCGCCACCCAGGCGCAGTTCCACGGCTGGGAGGTCGGATACGATCTCAAGATGGAGTACGAGGGTTCCAACGAGGACCGCCTGGAGCTGACCATCACACGCGGCCAGGAGAAGATCACGATTTGGTGGCAGGCAGGACAGCTCCGGGAAGCGCCGGAGTACACGTTCGCTGGAGCCGTCACCAAGCTCCGCAACCACTCCGCCGTGCTGCAGCAGATGGAGCAGAAGCCGGACCCGGCCCGAGCCAAGAAGCGCATGGAGCGCGCGATGGCGAAGACCGGCGAGAGGTTCGATCTGGTGGAGGTCATCCGCGACCTACCGTGGGAGCCGGACGAGCTCGATGACAAGGCTCTGCTCCGGATGTGCTACGGGAAAACGCTGACTTGGCGCAACTCGATCACGGGCGGCGTCGAGATCGACGTCGTCAAGGCCGACCTGGAGAATCCGAGGTCCGGGCCGAACTGGAACAAGATCAACTACAAGGTCTCGCACTCCTCGGCGGGGAGGCGCGTGATCCAGTTCGTCGGCCACAGCGGTTACCGCGCGGTGGGCGTGGACGCGTTGCTGCGGGTGGGATGATGGCCGAGACCATCTACAACGTACTCCAGGAGCTGTGGGTCAAGTGCACCGACGCGATGGCTCGCAGTGACATGGAAGGCGGGACTAGAGAGCAGTACTCGCAGAGCAAGCGCGAGGCTCTGGACGATGCGGCCGTGAAGATCAACGCGATCGTCCGACGCCAAGCGAAGGAGCTCCCCGAGATCCCGCCCGGCAAGAGCCTTTCGCTCGGGAAGATGCCTTACTTCTTCTCGGTGCCGTATCCCAAGGGGCCGAGCTTCAAGCGCTGGTTCGTAGTGGGTTTGGCAGAGGATCTGCCTGAGGGCGAAGCTGTCGAGGTGCATCGGTACGGCGATGACGAGAAGCAGGTCGTCGTCATCCGCGAGCACGAGTACGAGCGCGTGGTGCATCGCGGCAAGGACAAGGAGCGCCGGTACGTGCTCGCTTCCTTCGACAGGGAGGGTTGGTAATGGCCGTCATTCGGCACGGCTCGGTGACGGTCTTCTTCGACATGGCCGAAATGGCCCGAGGCAAGGACGTCAAGTTTCGGCTGTACCAGCAGAACGGCGAGTCCGTCGATCTGATGATCAAGGGGACGGACCTTCTCGGTGCGCTCGTCAAGATGTCGGCTGTCATGAACGAACGCATCGACGTCCTCCAAAGAGAATTGGAGAAAGTTCAGATATGAGTGTCAAGATGATCGCGGAGTTCCGTCGGAAGCCCTCGCTCGCCCGCCGGAAGGCGATCGCGCAGGAGAAGTCGGCTGAGCTCGAACGCATCGTGGCCGAGGAGATGCGGCGCGCGTTTCCGAGGATCGACATCGTCACGTTCCGCAACGGCGTTCAGGTCAACTGATGGGTGACTGTGCCGACGACATCATCAGCGGCAACCAGCGCGGCGGCGAAGACGACCACCTGGAAATGGCGTTCGAGGACGCCGTGGCGCACCCGCTGGTGAACAGCCAGGAGTACAACGATCAGTGGCAGGACGCCGCGTTCGACGAGCAGCAGGAGTACGCGTACGAAGAAAGCCTCGAAGAGTTCGACGAGGACGACGAGGAATGAGCATCAGGAGCTCCTGGCGATCCACTTTCGGTCCGGAGAATCCGAACGCCGACATCAACATCATCTTCGGAATTCTAGCAGCGGGAGTTGTGCTGATCTTCTGCGTGATGTTCCCGTTGCTAATGTGGCTGGCGACCCCCTACGAATAGGAAGAAGGACGAGTGATCTGGGAGTGGCTCCTGGCTCGGAAGGTCAGGCGAGCTGAGCGCCGGTATCGATTGCGCCAGCAGCTGACCGAGGTTTCTTCGGGCTGGCACGAGGCTCGGATGTCCTGCCACGAGCAGGGTCGCGGACATCTGGCCTGCAACGGCAAGCACATCTAGGAAGGAGGCGAAGATGGCTTACATCGACGCTGGAATGGAGGGTAGGTACATCTTCGCCTCCGTCCACCCGTACGACCCGGACATGAAAGACCGGCTGAAGTACGAAATCCCCGGGGCGGCTTACGAGCCCGAAACGAAGAGGTGGAGGTATCCGCTTGATCTGGCGGTTTGCTATGCGCTTCGTGACGTCTTCGGCAAGGCGCTCCGGGTTCGTGTCCCGCTCGCGGAGTGGGCGGCGAAGGAGATCAAGCTCCGCAAGGAGCTTCAGGACCTTGCTACGGCGGACACTGCGTCTGTCCGGTTTTTGGCCGAAGAGGCCCCGGTCCTATATGCCGCGATGCAGGCCCGCCCGTATCAGCTGGTGGGTTCGGCTTGGATCTCGAGGACTGGGAGTGCCCTCCTTGGCGACGACCCGGGCCTGGGCAAGACTCTGCAGGTCATGGGTGCGGTGGTAGAGTCCGGTATTGCCGGACCGATTCTCGTGTTCGCCCCGAAGACCGCCGCGCTAGTCACGTGGCCCGACGAGCTACGTAAATGGCTCCCTGACGATGACTTCACCGTTGTCTCGCACCTCCCGGGGGTACGGCGCCGTCAAGTCATCGGCAACTACCTGCGTCGGGCTCGGGGCGCGTACGAGCGCGGCCAGCGGGCCTGGCTGATCTGCAACATGGAGATGGTGCGGATCAAGGTTCACAAGGAGAAGGATTACCGTGGCCGGGACACCAAGGTAACCAAGAAGGACTCCAGGGGCAACATCCTGACCACGGTGCACTACCCGCAGCTGTTCGATGGCATCAAGTGGCAAGCTGTGATCATCGATGAGAGCCAGAATGCGCTGATCACGCAGACGCCGCAGTGGTGGAATCAGACGCAGGTTCGTGCCGGGCTCACCAAGCTCCCCATCGCCAAGGGTGGACTGAAGGTGGCGCTTAGCGGAACCTTCATGCGTGGCAAGCTGGAGAATGCCTGGGGCACGCTGAACTGGTTGGATCCGGAGAAATACACCAGTTACTGGAACTGGTGCCAGAAGCGCTTCACGGTGACGGACAAGTTCTTCGGTGGCCAGAACATCAGCGAGAACACTCTGGACGACATGGAGGAGCGGGCGCTTGCGGAGTTCTACGACGAGCTCCGACCGTACATGCTTCGCCGTACCAAGGCTGAGGTCGCCACAGACCTCCCGCCGAAGCAGTACGCCGGTACTCGGCTGGTAGAGCAGAACCCTGACTCCCCGCCTGGGATCTGGTTGCCGATCGAGGGCAAGCAGCTGAAGCTGTACCGCGAGATGAAGGCCGATGCCGAGATGCGGCTCTCAAACGGCACGCTCATGGCGATGGGCATTCTGCACGAGATGTCGCTGCTGAAGCAGGTCGCCTCCTCGGCGGGAAGCATGCGGGTCTCGGTCGACAAGGAAGGCAAGGAGCACTACCATTACGTGCCCGAGTTGCCCTCAATCAAGTTCGACTGGCTGCTCGAATGGCTTACCGAGCGCGGCATGTGTGGCGAGAAGTTCGGCGACAGCAAGGTCGTGATCGCCAGCCAGTACACGAGCCTGTTGAACCTGTACGTCAGTGAGTTGAACAAGTTCGGCGTAGAGACCTTTTTGTTGACTGGCGAGACCTCGCCGAACAAGCGCAAGCAGATGGCGAACCGCTTCCAGGAGCCGGGCGGCCCTCGGGTGTTCATGTTGAACACAACGGCCGGTGGCGTATCCCTTACCCTGGACGCGGCAGATGACCTCATCCTGCTTGATGAGACCTGGATTCCGGACGACCAGACCCAGGTTGAGGACCGAATTCATCGCGTGTCGCGCATTCACAATGTGACGATTTGGTACGTCCGGATGCTCGGCACCATTGAAGAGACGATCGCGACCGTCGCAGGCGGACGCGACCAGCTTCAGCGTAAGCTCATGGACGGCCAGCGCGGCGTGGGCTACGCGAAGCAGCTGCTCGGGGAGGCGAAGTGAATTCCAGCTGGTTGTGGCTGGTGATCCTGGCGGTGATTCTCGGAGCCATTGGCGGTATCCCGCTGGGATACTGGTGTGGCAAGCGAGACATGGAACTCAAATTCGAGGAGTGGCGACAGGCTCAGATCCGCAAGAAGCAAGTCCAGTTGAACCGGAACGGACGCCGTCTGCCCGCTGTTGAGGGCGCAGGCCCTCCGATCGTTCAGCGCAGAATGGCGTTCCGGCGTGGGCCTATTCCCAAGAAATAAATCACTACTTTTTACCCGGTAAAAGTAGCGAACGGCCCGTGAATAGGGTAGGGTTCGTTCTAGAAATCGCACCGATCTTAGAAGGCGAGAACCTGCATGTCGACGGAAACCCTGGCCGAGAACACCGAGGCCAACGAGGCCGAAGCCCGCGAATTCGCCGGTCACATGGACAAGGAGCCGACTCACCTTCACCGTGGCTACGGCGTCTGGCTGAAGGAGAAGGTCGGCTACGGCCCCGAGGCACCGGCCGACGGCGAGGAGCCGTCCGACGAGTGGAAGCACTTCGTCAAGACCATCCAGCTCGCCGTCGTGCTCTACGGCAAGTACCAGAAGTCGCCGGAGAACGCGGCCCGCAAGGTCGAGGAGGCGGCGGAGCGCGAGGAGAAGGCCGAGCAGGCCAAGGCCGAGCGCGCGAAGGCGGCCGAGGCGAAGGCGGCCGAGAAGGCCGCCGCGAAGGCGAAGGCCGACGAGGAGGCCGCTGCCGAGGGTACCGAGGCGGCCCCGGGCAAGAAGGCGACCAAGCCGAAGGCGACCAAGCCCAAGGGCGCGGCGTCGACGGTCGAGGCGCCGTTCTAGCAAGACTTCACCTAGGATCCGGGAGTCCTCGCAGACAAACCGGTCGGGTGACCACCAGCCGAGTCCTCCACCCCCTGGGGCTCGGCTGCTGTGGTGGAGGCGAGAATGCGTACCGGCTTCGGAACAGGGCGGATAACCGGTACCGGGGAAGGTTCTCGTCTCCTCCAGAGCAGAGGAGGTGATATGGGAAACAAGGCCGAGCAGCGAGCTCGCCGAAGGCGCATCCGAGAATGGATTGAGGATGAGTCTTACGAGCTAGGCGGATACTGGTACGCGTCCAGCGTGCCGAAAGAGCGGCACGGACAACCAGGTACTTACAACAACTGGTTCTGCCGCTGCCGACCTTGCACAGACGCTTCCACATCCGCGAAGAAGAAGGAGCGGAAGCAGCGCTGGGAGGAGCGCATATGGAGCACGGCTCTGGATCCGAAGGGCTATTGGTACGCCCCGAATGCTCCGGAGCACGGGCTGTACTCAACCCTGAGGAATTGGGGCTGCCATTGCCCGCCGTGTCGTGCGGCGGAGAAGATTGAACAGGAGTCGCGATGATCAAGAAGAACGGCAAGTGGGTCGTGGGTGTCGGATTCAACAGCCAGAAGGACGCCGAGTTATTCGAGGAGCTTCTGGCGCACCGTGGTCGGGTTGCTGTCGTCCCGCACGAGTTCGAGGCTCAGTTCGTCGAGCTGAACGAACCGATCACCGTCACCAACACGAACACCGGGGACGTCAACGGCGCCCTCGCCCAGTTCGGACATGTCGGGGGCAGCATCAACATCGCCGGGAAGAGGGTGCAGGACTGATGGCCCGTCCGGAGGAGTTCAGGTTCACCGCGCACTGCTGCGGTAACGAGGAGATCGAGCTGGAGTGCCAGGTGTGCCCGGTTGGCATGCCTGCAGATGCCAGCCTTCGGATCTCGAACGGCGACGCCACCAGGATCTTCCAGGCGATCGCCGACCACGTGCACCGCGACCCGAACGCGAAGCCGTGCCACCGGATCATCCACGACTCGGTCAACCGGAAGGCCCTGGAGGTCTAGGTGTCACTGCCCATGCTGCGGACCAGCGAGCGGAGCACTTTCAAGAGGTGTCCGTTGGCGTGGGACTGGTACTGGAACCAGGGCTGGCGTAAGGTGGGTCGCTCACCGAACGCGCTCTGGTTCGGTACCGGCGTGCACCTCGCTTTCGCTGACTGGTACCTCCCCGGCACCAAGCGCGGTATCGACCCACGCGAAACCTGGGAGAAGTACTGCAAGGACGAGATCCGGGCCATCAAGATCAGCAAAGCTGATCTAGCTGGCGGCGACGATCTGCAGGAGTGGACGGACGCCCAGGAGCTCGGGCATCACGTGCTGGGGCATTACCTGGAGACATACGGCCACGACGAGAGCTGGGAGGTCATCGCCCGTGAGCAGACCTTCGGCGTCAAGATCCCGCACCCACGGAACAAGGGGCAGGCGATCACCAACCTGCGCGGTACGTTCGACGGGGTCTACCGAGACCTGGAGGACGGCCGCGTCAAGCTGATGGAGCACAAGACCGCCGCTACTATCAGGACCGGGCACCTCACCTTGGACGACCAGGGTGGGACGTACTGCACGGTTAGCACGTTCGCGTTGCGGGCGCAGGGACTCATCGGCCCGAAGGAAATCGTTGAGGGGATCACCTACAACTTTATCCGGAAGGCCTACAAGGACGAGCGGCCGATGAACGAGCAGGGCTTGTACACGAACCTGCCGAAGAAGCTGCACTACGTCGAAGCGATCTGGGCCTCTGAGGACCCTGCAATCAAACAGGCTCTCCTAGGACGCACGGTGCGCTACCTCGAGAAGCTGACTCTGGTGCAGCTGGAGGCCGTCGCCAAGAAGTACGGCCTGAAGGTTCTCGGCGACGTCAGCAAGACGCAGGCGCAACTGTACTTCGACCGTCCATGGGTGGATCGGACCAAGAAGGAACAGATCGGTATGATCAACCGGATCGGTGCGGAGGCCATAAACATGGCTCGGTTCCGTTCTGGTGAGCAGCCGATCTACAAGACCCCTCGATATGACTGCGAGAATTTCTGTGATTTCTTCGCGGTCTGCGAGGTGCACGAAAGCGGCGGCGACTACCAGGATCTCCTGGAGCAGTTGTACGTGAAGGAAGACCCGTACGCAGACCACCGCAAGTCAGCAGGAGAGTAGATGGCGCGGACGCTGAAGAGCCTGGGGCTCGAAGAGCTGCGGTCCCTCCGGCGTCGAGCCCGCCGACAGCAAGGCCTCGGGCGGATCGGGTCAAAGGACGCGGACTACATCGTGTCTCGTCTCAACGAGGTTGAGGCTCGGATCATCTCCATGACGGAGGAGAACGAAAACGGAATGGAGGAAGTGGTTGACTAACGCTCTGGACGGCATCGAGCTGCCGGACAACATCGTCGACATGAATGATCTGGACGAGACGCTGAACGTCCTGGTCTACGGCGACCCGGGTGTCGGCAAGACAGTCTTCGGTGGTGGGGCGGACCTCATCATCGCGACCGAGAAGGGCCTCGTCTCCGCCAAGCGGCAGGGCTCCAAGGCGAAGGCCTGGCCGGTCTCGTCGTGGGCGGACGTACAGGCCGCGTACGAGTGGGTCGAAGAGAAATGCGCCGAGGGTGTTCTCACCACGAAGCACTGGATCTCGGTCGACTCGGCACCGGAAATGCAGCAGCTCCTGCTGCGCTCCATCCTGGACAAGGCCGTGGCGCTGAACGACGAGCGCGACCCCGACATCCCGGCGATTCAGGACCACCAGAAGTGGCAGAACATGTTCAAGCGGTTCATCCGCCTGTTCAACGATCTGCCAGTGAACGTCCTGTACACGGCCACTCCGATGCGCGTGGAGAACGAGGAGGGCGACCCGCTCGTCCTGCCGGACTTCCAGGGCAAGGGGTTCGGTATCTCTTCGTGGGTCTGCGCGCAGATGTCTGCCGTGGGTTTCATGAAGAAGGTCGGTGTCCGGGTCAAGCCCAAGGACTCGACCAAGGAGCCGTACGTCAAGCAGGTCCGACAGATCCAGTGGCAGGCCACCGGCGAGATCTTCGCTAAGGACCGTTCGGACATGTGCGGTGAGAACACCCGGGACAAGTCGCTTCGAGAAATCGAAGTGATGATGAAGACCGTCCCGGAGACGCTGCGAGGTAACGGGGTAGCCCGTACCCCGGCTAAGCCGTCGCAGGCGGCTACGGTCGGCGAGGGGCCCGGCAAGGCCGCTCGTAAGGCCGCGCCTAAGCCCCCGGCGGCTACCGCCGCGCCGGAGGAAAAGAACGAAGTCGACATCTCCATCGATGACGACGAGAACTGAGGAGTCGCATGCCCAGGTTCAAGGTCGAAGGCTTCGGCAACGAGGTGAAGGAGGCCGAGGCGGGGAGTTTCGCTCCGTATGACGGCCCCATCCCGCCGAAGAACACCCTGCTGCGGGTGAAGGTCAAGCAGTTGAAGATGAAGGTCAACAAGAACAACAACTTCATGCTCAACTGCGTCGTCGAGGTGGACATGCCGGAAGGCCACCCGAGCGCCAAGTACAACGGCTGCCCGGCGTGGTGGAACGGCAACCTCACCAAGGAGAGCGCGGGCTACGTCAACGCGTTCCTCAAGTCCATCGCGGGCTCGGAGATCAAGGGCAAGAAGCTGATCAACGAGTTCTGGGACAAGGGCGTGAACCTCATCGGCGGCAACAAGCCGACCAAGGAGAACCCGCTCGGGATCGCCGCGATCGGGTCGATGAAGATCGACGCCGACAACCCGCCGACCGGCTACATCCTTTCCAAGACCAAGAAGAACTTCCAGGACAAGTCCATCACCGAGATGGACGTGGCCGAGTGGGTTCTTCCGAAGTCCGCGACGGAGGGCGAGAAGGTCGACGATGACGGTGAGGTCGTCGACGAGGTCGAGGAAGAGGACGGCGTCGAGGTCGAGCAGGAGGACAGCGACGTCACCGACGAGGACGACGAGAACGACACCGACGAGGACGACGAGAACGACACCGACGAGGACGACGGCCAGTACTCCGACGAGCCGCCGTTCTAATCGGCGGTAAGTGATAGGGTAGGGGTGCCGCGCGGGCCAGAGCTAGACGGGCGCGGCCAAGTGGGTAAACGCCGCCAGCAGCCCCTGCTCCACACTGGACGGAGGACCAGTGTTCACTCTGTTGCCCTACAAGGGCTACATGAAGACCGCCGAGTGCATGACTGACTGGGACCTGAAGTCCCAGCTCTGGACGGTCAGCAACATCTTCCGAGGGCCGCGATTCACCGAGCACTCGATGATCCCTGGTATGTGGAAGGGATACATCTTCCAGCTGGTCTGCTACGGCTTGTCTCTCAGCTGGCACGCGCAGCAGCGTGGCCTGGAGGGGTGGCCCAAGGAAACCAAGCACATCGCGCAGTTTCGCCACATCAAGGACTCTTCGTCCAAGCCGCCGTGGATCGGCGATCCCTGGGTGCACCGGAGCCATCGGTCCCGCCTCCTTGGGCGGGAGGATTCAGAGCATTACGAGCCGCTGTTTCCCGGAACGCCGCTGAAGATGCCTACGATCTGGCCGAAGCTGGACGACAGCGACAGCCGGGGCTACAAGCTCTACGTCGACGTCGGCGATAAGTGGCTCGTCGATCGCAAGCTGTACTTCATGCCCGAGGGCATCTACCTCGGCAAGGACCGGGAGGTACTGGAAGAATGAGCCAGCGACACAAGATCACGTGGTTCAAGCGGGACCACGGCGACAAGTGGCAGTGGCAGGGTTTCGAGGAGGCGCTGCAGACCGACGACGACGTCACGAATTGGTTCGACGGTCTCATCAAGCAGTACGGCGACGACGCGCCGGAATCCCCGGAGATCTTCGTTCTCGACCTGGAGCACCTGGACGAGCTGAGCGGCGCGTACGAGCCCGGCGAGGCCGAGATCGAGCTCCAGCTGCTGCGCGGCTGGCTGGAGGAGGTGGTCGACATCGACAGCATCACCGTCGAGGAGGAGTTCGACGAGTACCGCGCCCGCAAGATCTCGGAGGCACAGGAGGTCAACGAGTGAGGGTCGCAATCCTGGGCTGCGGTCCTGCAGGTCTGATGGCGGCACACGCCGCTGTCATCGAGGGCCACGAGGTTGACATCATCTCCAAGCGTCGCAAGTCCGAGATGTTCGGCGCGCAGTACCTGCACAAGCCGATCCCGAGCCTGCCCGAGGTTTCCAGCGGTATCGTCTTGTACAGGCTGGAGGACGGTACGCACGAGGAGTACCGGCTGAAGGTCTACGGCCATGAGTTCGGCGGCCAGGTCAGTACGCAGCAGTTCGGAGAGCCGCATGACGCCTGGGACATCCGTGCGACGTACAACTCCCTCTGGGATCTGTATTTCGAACGGATCAAGTCCGCCGAGTGGGATCGGAGCAACTCGCATGTGCTCACCGAGCAGATCGTCGTGAACTACGACATGGTGATCAGCTCGCTTCCCCGCCCGGTGCTGTGCTTCAACCCGCAGCACCAGTTCGCCTCGAAGAAGATCTGGGCTGTCGGTGACGCTCCGGAGCGCGGCGTGTTCGTACCTTTCAGGGTGGAGAACATGAACGTGATCTGCAGCGCCTCTCCGGAAGTTGGCTGGTACCGCGCCTCGAACATCTTCGGGTACGGCACCGTGGAGTGGGCTCTCCGGAAGAAGCCGCCGGTCGCGGGCGTGTCCGTGGTAGTCAAGCCTCTGGCCACCGACTGCGATTGCTGGCCGATGATCAGGCACGTCGGCCGATACGGCAAGTGGAAGAAGGGCGTGTTGTCTCACACCGCGTACTTCGATACCCTCGACTACGTCGTCAAGGGAGTTTTCATCCAGTGAGACACAACGGCGAAGGCCCGGTGATCGGGCTCGATGTGGACGGTACGCTCGGTGACTACCACGGGCATTTCCTGCGGTTCGCAGAGGGGTGGCTGGGAAGGGAGATGCCCGACCCTGTCACGATCAATCCGGGCCTCCCGTTGCACAAGTTCATGAAAACCAGCAAGAGCACCTACCGCAAGATCAAGCTGGCTTACCGCGAAGGCGGACTGAAGCGCTCGATGCCGTGCTACGAAGGAGCCCGGGATTTGGCGTACCGGCTGCGCCAGTGGCAGTGCGAGGTATGGATCTGCACCTCAAGGCCGTACCTGGCACACGGCCCGATCGTCGGCGACACACAACACTGGCTCCGACGTAACAAGATCCAGCACGATAACATCATCTGGGGCGAACACAAGTACCGTACGCTCCGGAAGATGGCGGGCAACCGCGTGGTGGGTGTGCTGGAGGACCTGCCGGTGATGGTTCGGCAGGCCACGGACAACAAGATTCCGGTGCTCCTTCGCACACAGCCGTATAACCGCTGGCTGGAGGAAGTACCTCCCGTTCAGCTGATGGGATCGGGGCTAGACGTTCCGCCGGTCATGCGTGTAGATGACCTATGGCAGGCCATCGGCGGATTCGCCACTCTCGTGGAGAAATGGAAGCGAGAGAACATTGCCTGATTACAGTAAGGCTAAGGAGGCCGTGAGCCAGTCCATCTCAGCTTTCGATGCCGAGCATTTCGCCGAGGCGTTGCGACGCAAGGCGATGTACCCGGCGCACAAGAACTGCCCGCAACCGCGCTACGATTGGGCGCAGGGCCCCGTATGTGGCTGTGGAACGCCGTTGATGGGAAGCAACCCGCCAGTGGGCGGGGAAGGAGAGCAGAAGGATATGAGGGTTTACGAGAGGGATTTGGTGCAGGCACCGATTCCCGCCCTCCTCAGGGACGGCTCGTTGTTGTACCTCCCGGGAAAGGGCTGGTTCCGGTTCGACGGCAATCTCTCCAGCGGATGCTGGCAGATCCTCGTCAACCCGGACGTCGAGCCGTACTGGGGCGACCCGTTGAACCGCTGGACGCCGCTCAAGAAGGGCGAACGGGTCCAGATCATCGGAGGCGAGCACTTCGTCAACTGGCTCGGATCCGCCCAGGGCGAGATGGTGGACGGCACCGAGCAGGTGATCGTCGATGGTAAGGACTCGCCGTGGTCGTTCAGCCCGAAGTACCTGGTCCGAGTGCAGGACCTCACCGACGCGCATCTTGAAGCTACGGTCAAGGGCACATTCTCGAACATGGCCGACGAACCCATCGAGATGGGCCCTGGACACGTCATGCACAGCGTTCCTGACACCGACTACGAGCACGAGCTCGCGGCAGGTGTGTACGGGGAGGACGAGGTGAACGAGCACAAGCAGATCGTCCTGGCCCTCCCGATCAAGGCCATCCCGCCGACGGAAGCCTGCCACTTCATCTTCGGTGACGAGATCAACCAGGCTTTCCTGGTGGACTGGTGCATGCAGTTCATCAAGAAGCAGATGGACTACGGCGACAGCGCCAACGACCTCGGCATGGAGGGGCAGTACGCCGAGCTGCACCGCAAGATCGGCAAGCTCCGCCGGGCCATGTGGGAGGGCAAGCCTCTCGTCAATGAGGGACTGGAGGAAGTTCTGATGGATCTCATCGGGCACTGCTTCCTGTCCCTTCTCTTCCTCAAGAGGCCGAGCATCACTCGTTACAAGAAGGGAAGCAACAAGTGAAGGCTCTTCCGATTTGGGGTGGTCGTCTCACCGAGGAGGACGACAACCCGATGGGATTGATCCAGTTCGCGCTCGATCGCAAGATTCCGGACTGGGTGGAAGCTGACCTTTCGAAGCCGGTGATCGACATCGGTCCGGGTACCAAGTTCAACCAGATGGCCGACAAGATCGTCGACTACCCCGAGTTCAACCTCGACGGCCAGCTCTCGGTGGAGGTCGAGTGGACATCGGAATCGGGGATCACCGCGAGTGGCCGAGACCCGTTGCCGTTCGGTAAGGACGAGGTCGGCGGCATCTTCGCGATCAACGTCCTGGAGCACCTCTGGGATCCGCGCCACCTGATCGACGAGGCCGCGCGTGTGCTGGCGCCGGGGTGCCCGTTCACGATCTTCGTGCCGCACCCCGACTCGGTGATGTACAAGCAGGATCTCGACCACAAGAGCCGCTTCGTCCTGGACACCTGGGACAACTACCTGAACAGCCCCTACTACGAGAAGGGGCGTAGCCGTCCGCCTCTGCGGGTCGGCTTCAACATGATCATGGCCGTCAAGGAGGACAACGTCGGCATCCTCACCCAGCTGATCAAGACGGGAGAGCCGCGATGAGCGAGGAGAAGAGCAAGGACGACCGGACCGAGGGGCAGAAGGAGCTCGACGAGGCGCTGTACCGCGTCCGGGTCGAGCTCGTCGGCGCGGTCGGTGACGTCATCAAGGCGTTGACGCCAGTCTTTTCGGAGGCCAACAAGGTCATCCAGGCGCTCGTGAAGATCTCTCGGGAGGGCAGGAAGTGAAGCACGGACTGATCGTCGGCGGCAAGTCCGAGGGCGGGATCGGGCAGGCCTGCGAGAGCTGGTTCTCGGTCGACCCACGCTTCAACAGCGTGAACTGGTACGTGCCGTCCGCGGAGGAGCTGGATGTCCGAAACGACAACCACATCAACGACTACATCGAGCGCGCCGACGAGCACGGAGTCAGCGGCTTCGACTACGTCGTGTACGCGGCGGGGGTGAACGGGCTCTGCTGGGCAGACGAGCTCTACATGCTCGAGATGGTCGACCTGTTCAAGGTCAACGTGTTCGGCTTCATTTCGCTGCTCGGGCAGATCCGGGCAACCTGGCCGGGGAAGAACTTCTCGGCCGTGGCGATCTCGTCGGACGCCGCCTACACGCCGATGCGCGGATCGGTGAACTACTGCGCCAGCAAGGCTGCTCTCGACATGGCAGTCAAGACGCTGGCACGGGAGTGGAACGTTCCGGAAGAGCTCGAGAAGGGTTCCGTCCGGGTCAACGCCGTTGCGCCGGGCATGGTGGAAGACACACCCATGTCCAGGTACATCGAGGAGACGGTGCCCTCGTTCCGAGGCTGGACGGCGGAGAAGGCGCTCGCCTACGAGCAGAGCATGCAGCCGATGGGTCGCCGAGCCGACAAGGCCGAGGTGGCCCACCTGGTCGCCGACGTCCTGTACGGCCCGAACTACCTCAACGGCGCCATCGTCCCGCTGACGGGCGCCAAGTAGCCTCAGCCTCTGGCTGACTCTGGAGCCGGGTACTGCCACCCCGACAACCCGGCTCCGGGGTGAACGAGAGGAGAGCAGATGGATTTCCTTCCGAACGAAGTGGAAATGAGGTCCGGGGGTTATCTCGGCGAGAAACGCATCAACATCGACATCTTTCTGAGCGAAGCGCCCGGACCCCGGAATGAGCGAGCCTGCCGAGTGCCTATCACCTCCGATGCGCTCGATTACGCTTTCGAGCGCGAGGGCATCGACGGCGTTCGAAGCGTCCTGGAGATGGCGATGCGCCAGATCACCGACATCGCCATCAACGAGCTCCTGAAGGAATACCAGAAGGAGGCGCAGCGCCGGATCGAGCAGGAACGAAAGGCGAGAATGGGACCGCTGGGGTTCCTGGGAGACATCGCCGTGGCCCTGCACGAGAAGCGAACTGGAAGGAGCCAGCGCGATGCCGATCGAAGGCATGAATGCGAAGACAGGTGCTGTGAAGCCTGCAACAACGGAACCTGCGATCACCCCGAGTGCCACAGTTGACATCTGCCTCCTGACGTGCAGCTGTAGCACACCGTGCTGCGAGGTTGACATCGGCGTCGGCTATGCCAACTGTGGCGCACAGCACTGTACCGTTCATGCCTGCCCAGAAAACCAGGGCGTTCCGTCCTATGACACGTACACCGGAAAGAGCATGACCTCTTCCGAGATCGACCGGTACCAGGACGGCGACCTGCAGGGCCTCCTGCGGCAGGACAAAGTTAGGGGGCGAAAGATCTAACATGGAGTACGTCTCTCTTCACCACCACAGCACGTTCAGCTACATGGACGGCTATGGCACTCCGGACGAGCACGTCGCTAGGGCTGCGGAGCTCGGGATGACGGCTCTGGCGCTGACCGAACACGGCAACGTCTCCTCGCACGTCAAGCTTGAGAAGGCGGCTAACGCCGCTGGCATCAAGCCGATCTATGGCGCTGAGCTCTACACCGCGCCTGGAAGGCACCGGTCGAAATGGCACCTCACCGCCCTGGCGGAAACGCAGGAGGGCTACCAGAACCTGAACCGGATCGTCAGCCGCTCGTGGTCCGAGAACTTCTACCAGTGGCCCACCGCTACCGCCGAGATGATCCGCGAGCACAGCTCTGGCCTGATATTGACGTCCGGTTGCGCCGACTCGCTGCTCAGCTGTACCTTGCTGGGCGGGAAGAGCAATGGCGAGAAGCGTACGACCGCTACATCGGACGACATGAAGGCAGCCGAGGGCGTCATCCGGTACTTCCAGGATTTGGTTGGCAAGGACAACTACTTCTTGGAAGTACAGCAGTTTCCCGAGCTGGAACGCACGTGCACGCTGAATCCTGCCTTCGCAGAGTTGTCTGCGAGGACGGGGGCACCCCTGGTCGCTACGGCGGACTGCCACTACCCGTACCCGGACGACAACGAGATGCAGAAGATCTTGCACGCTGCAGGTCGTGGTCTCGGGACGGTGGCGAAGGCGGAGGCGGGGTGGGAATACGACATTCGGTTGACGCCACCGACCAGCGACCAGCAAATCCTGCAGGCCCTGGTTGGTACCGGTTTGACAGCTTCGCAGGCGTGGCAGTCAATCGAATCTACGAAGAACATCGCGATGCGTTCTTCCGTCGTCTTGCCCAAGAACGAGCTGCTGCGTTTCCCTCTGTCCGTCGGATACAATTCACCCAAAGATCTCCTCTGGGACAAGATCCGGGATGGATGGAAGTATCGTATGCGGACGAACCGGGTCTTCCGCCGAATGATGGCGGACCCGGCGATGAAGCAGGCCGCATCTGACAAGCTGTTTTACGAGATGTCGGTGATCGGCGACAAGGACGGCTTCTGCGACTACTTCCTGATGCTAGCCCAGGTGGTCGCATGGGCAAAGGATCAGGGCATCGCCGTCGGGCCCGCGCGTGGCAGTGCGGCGGCGAGCCTGGTTCTGTTCCTGATCCGCATCACCGAGGTCAATCCCTTGATGTTCCCGACGATGGTGTTCGAGCGGTTCATGGACGTGACCCGCCTAGACATGCCCGACGTCGACCTGGATTTCGCCGATGACCGGCGGGAAGAAGTTCGGCAATTTCTGGTCCGCACGTGGGGTATTGACCGTGTCGCCAACATCGGGAACTTCGTACGGTACAAGGGAAAGAACTCGATCGACGATGTCTCCCGGGTGCACATGATCCCCAAGTGGCAGGCGGAGATCGTAAAGTCTCGGATCATCGAGAGGTCGGGCGGTGACTCGCGAGCCTCCGACTCGCTGGAAGACACCTTCAAGACATTTCCGCAGGCACAGGCGGTGCTGGACCAGCGGCCGGAGCTCGGCTATGCCATCCGCCTGGAGGGCAACTACCGGGGGATGTCGGTGCACGCGGCCGGTATCGTCATCAGCAACAACCCGATCTCCGACACGTGCGCCATGTACGAGCGCGAGGTCAAGGGCGAGCCGCGTGCCGTGTTGGCGTATGACAAGAAGGACGCCGAGTACCTCGGTATGCTCAAGATGGACTTTCTTGGGCTGTCCACGATGGGCATGATCGCCATCGCGTTGGACCTGATCGGGATGAAGCTGGAGGAGCTGTATGACATCCCTCTCGACGAACCAGAGACTCTCGCTGGTTTCAAAAGTAATGATGTTGTCGGTATTTTCCAATTCGAAGGTCGTGCCACCCGACTTGTATGTGCCGATGTCTCCCCTGACAATTTCATGCATCTCGCGGATATCAACGCCCTTTCCCGCCCCGGGCCGCTGTTCTCCGGAATGACCGCGCAGTACGTCGAGGTCAAACACGGCCGCAAGGAAGCCGAAGCGCTGCATCCGCTGGTAGACAAGCACACCTCCTGGACCAACGGTCAGATCGTGTATCAGGAACAGGTACTCAACATCATCCGGGAGGTCGGTGGGTTCCCGGTCGCCAAGGTCGGCGACATTCGTAAGATCATCTCGCAGAAGCTCGGCGAGATGTCCTTCAACAAGATGCAGGATGAGTTCATTGACGGAGCGGCTCGTCTCCACGGTATTGACCGAGACCTGGCAGTCCGCATCTGGAAGTTCATGGTCACGTCAGCGACGTATTCATTCAACGTCGCGCACTGCGTCTCCTACAGCATGCTGGCGTTTTGGTGTATGTGGCTTAAGCGACACCATCCACTGGCTTTCTACACGGCACAGCTCCGTAAGACAGCTGAGGACAAGTGGCCGAAACTCCTGAAGGATGCCCGGAAGCACGGCGTTAATGTGCTTCCCCCGGACATCGCTATTAGCGAGGGCACCTGGGTGCCTGACTATGAGGCTGAAGCTGTACGGGCCGGTTTCACGCAGATCAAGGGGATCGGCGACAAGACTTGGGAGCGCATCGACGAGATGCGCCGAGAGGACCCGCTCGGCTTCGTCACGTGGGCGGACCTGGAGAAGGTCAAGGGCATCGGGCCCAAGACGATCGAGAAGATCGTGACGTTCTGCGAGAACCCAGACCCGTTCGGCCTGGACCGCGTTCGTGAGATCCTGAACGAGTACAGGCGCGAGCTGCGCAATCAACGCGGTGGCTGGCGCGGGTTGCCAGTGACCACGCACATGTCCGATGACATCGGTCGGCACGATTCGATCAAGGATGTCGTCTGGATGGGGATGGTCCGGAAGAAGAACTACCAGGACTATGTCGAGAACCAGCGTACCCGTACCGGTGACGAGGTCGAAGACATCCTGGCTCGTACCAAGGACCCACACCTCCTCACCTCGTGCGTGCTGCAGGCGTACGATGACGGTGACGAGGACGTATACCTCCGGTTCAACCGGTGGCGCTTCCCCAAGGTCAAGGACCAGATTGAATCTCTGGAACTTGACGAGCATGTCGTGCTGGTGATTGCCGACAAGAAGGACGACTTCGGCATCTCGCTACACGTGAAGCACCTCATCGTCATCGAGCCAGATGACGAGGATGAGGTGGACGAACTAGAGGAAGAGGAAATGTGAGCTGGCCTGAAGCTATTGTTTGGTGCGTAGCCCTGGCGTCCGCAGGGCTGGTTGTGGCAGCCTTCTTCAAGGCAATGGGTGGAGGCTGGGACAAGTGAACGGTCTACTGATGCTCCTGTTCCGGCTGTGGATCTGGAACTCCAACAGGAAGGTCGAGAAGACGTTCGTGAAGCAACTGGACCAGGAGCAGGACACCGTTCGAATCAACTGGGCGAAGGAGTTCGGAAGCGAACACGCCCAGGGCCGACACCACCTACGGAAGAGGTAGACTAATGGCTGAGGAAATCGCGCACACGCACTACATCGCCCGGATCGTGATCGAGCGCGTGAATCACATGCAGGAGCCCGCGAAGAGCCACGTGCACAACTCGGAGCCGACGCCGACCGGGCGGAAGGTCACCGAGCTGGCCACGATCACGCTGCGGAACGACGAGCTCGACAGGCTCGTGGATCGGGTCACGCAGCACCTCGGGCTCATCGAGGACATCGAGGCGATCGACGACCAGCGAAAGGGCCTGCGTGGTAGCGGCATGGACCCGCAACCGAAGTACCGGGACCGCTGATGGCCGCGATCCTGATCATCTCCTTCTACGATGACACGCATGAGGAGATCGAGTTCAACGAGGAGAACGGCAAGTACTGGAAGCCCACGATGCAGGGGCTGATGATCAAGACGAACGGGGTTCGGGGGAGCCGCACTGTTTATCCCTGGTCCTCGATTCGCAAGTACCACATCGAAACGGAGGTCGGTCAACGTGACCGAGAACGACTCGCAGAAGAACGAGCCCAGCAAGACCATAGCTCGGTGGGCGGACGTGGCGATGTACACGAGCAAGCCGATCCAGGCGTCTGACGGCCCCAGGGCCGTGTTGCTTGCGGGACCGGCTGACCCGCTCGGGCTGATCGCCGCGCAGGCGAAGACGTACGTCGGTGAGTTCGTGGACGACCTGGCTGACATCACCGACGACGAGCGTCGGCACTACCTCGGAGAGATCCAGAAGACCGCGCTGGCGATGCCGCTGGAGGCGGTGCTGCTGAACTTCTCGATCACCGGCGTCACGCGCTCGTTCACCCACCAGATGGTGCGCCAGAGGACCGCCGCATACGCGCAGGAGAGCCTGCGATTCTCTGTGGTGGAGGACGGCTTCACCGACCGCGTGGCCCTCCCGCCGAGCCTGATGGGCACCACGGCGGTCTATCAGGAGCTCCTGGAGAAGGAGAAGCACGACCAGTCCTACGGTGGCGGATGGACCCCGTCTTCGCTCCGGGAAGGACTGGAGCGCGCCATGGGGAAGCAGCCGCGCGAGGAGCGGTGGCGGCAGAAGTGGGACCACGCGCTGGAGGTTCTGCAGCAGACATACGGCGAGCTGATCAACGATGGCATGCCTGCCGAAGAGGCCCGGGGCCTGCTGCCGCACAACATCACGACCCGCATCAAGTACAACACCAACCTGCGGGCGCTGCTGGAGCACATCGGCCTCCGGACCTGCACGCAGGCGCAGTTCGAGTGGCGGGGCGTCGCGTTCCAGATGATGCTGGCGCTGCGCGAGTACGGGCGCGGGCAGGTTTACCGTGACACCTCCTACGACGATCACGGCACGCCTCGGGTGGTCCTGCGCGACTCCGCCTGGCAGTACGACGCCATCGCCGAGCTGTTCTCGCCGATCTGCTACCGCAAGGGCAAGTGCACGATGATGGCCTCGTTCGATCGCAAGTGCTCCATCCGGGGGCGCGTCGAGGCGAACGCGTCCATCAACCGGCCCAGCACCGAGTGGGACAAGCCCCGAGAGGCGACCGCGCCCGACGACGTCTACATCGAGCCCATCCGGCCGTCAGAGTGGATGCTCGACCCGGGCGCGGCGCGGTGATCTGGACGGCGATGGCCCTGTTCTGTGCAGGGGCAATCGGGCTTTACATCATCTGGTGGAGAGGAAGGATGAGACAGTGAACGATAACGAACCGTACGAGGTGACCGGCAAGAAGCAGCGCCTCTGGATGCTGGCCGTGATCTGCCTGGTGATCCTGGCCGGGCTGGTCTACGTGCTCTCGCAGTTCGGATAGGAGGCCAGATGGGTTTCAGCAATAAGTTGGAATGGACTGGAACGTTCATTACGCTCGGTGAGATGATCGAGTTCACCGAGCGGGCCTGCAACGCCAACATCGGCATGGACGAGCAGGTTAACGTGCTCGTCGGCCAGAAGTTCAACAACCCGACCGACCCGGGCGGGGAGATCTACCTGAGTGTTTCCGGAGGAAACTGATGCACCCCGTCGAGAAGGTTTTGGGATTCCGCGTTGATAAGCTGAAGGGTCAGGTTCAGCACCTGGCTGCCGACGGCAGTATCGCGGGCGTCCGACCGGCCACGGACCAGGAGGTCTCGATGTGGTCGGAGGTGATGGAGAACTATGCCGCTCGGCAGGCTGCGGCTACGGCTTCAGCCGACCTCAAGTCCGTGGCGGCCTCGAACGAGGCGTACCGCGAGGAGATGCGGAAGCTGCGCGAGTTCGCTGAGTTGAACTGGGTTTCACCGGTTCTGCCGCCTGCCACGGTTCCGACGCTCGACATGCTCGAGGAGATCGTCCAGAACCACAAAGCCCAGAAGAAGCGGCTGCTCGACAAGGCTCGCGAGATCTGGCAGATTGAGCCCGGGACGGACATCATCGACTTCGTGTTCCGGCAGCTGCAGCACCTGAACGGCGAGATGGCCGTCGAGACGGAGCAGCGGCGCCAGCAGGTGATCGAGAACCGCGCGAACGCACACCGAGGTGGCCGGGCGCAGGAGCCTCCGGCATTCCCTGGTGATCCGATGAACAGCATGCTTCAGGACGAACTCAACAAGATGCAGCGGCGTTCGGCCGGGCAGCGCGTGGAGGGCGGCTACATCGCCAGGGCAGAGGACCTCGGGTGAAGCTGCTCTTCGTGCTCGTGCTGCTCGCGACTTCCCTTGCGGGCTGCAAGGACAGCTGCTCTACGGGGGTACAGAAGGACCAGACCAACCCTCTCGAGGGAGACAGACCGGGCGTTTGCAAGGAGAAGTAATGACCGACGCACAACCCGCTAGAGACGAGCTGGCCGAGCTGCGAGAATACGTCAGCGACCTCAAGGCAAACACCGAGAAGAGCTGGAACCGCCCAGGTTCCAGGGAGGCGCACGAACAGGAAGGCGCTGTGCGTATGGCGCAGCGCATCCTGAACACGATCGATGGGAGGATCGAGCGTGCTCGGAAGAATGGAAGGTTCTCGGAAGGAACGGGTGCAACAGCGCCGCGCAACGGCGGCGAGCCCGTGGCACAACATCAAGACTGAGCCGCACTGGTGCTTCCCGCCTAGGTGGTACCCGCAGCCGGAACGAGGTGAACAGCAGGTCGGTCCCGGCTCGCTCTGGGAGTGCCCGACGTGCTGCCTGGTCTGGACTTCGTACGGCATCTTCCTGGACAACGATGCTGAGAACTGGCCGCGCGGTGACATGACGACCAGGCCGCTCTTCGGCGTGTCCCGTTGGCGGATCGCTGACCGTGAGGTGCAGCTGCCCCGTTCGCGGTTCAATACCGAGGCATCCTGGAAGAAGAACCTGGAGAACATCGACAACCAGGAGGACAGCTACGACTGGCGTGGCGTCAACACGCTCAACAACAAGTTCCTCCGTCGCATCATCGAGCTCATGCCGGGAGGGAGCGAGGATGTCTGGCGAAACACGATGGACTGAGCCCCTGGACGCCTGGCTGGATGACACCGGAAAGCGCATCGCGGTGTTCATGGGCTCTCATTCTCTGGCTGTCAGTCCGGAAATGGCAGCGGTTCGAGAGCAGCTGGCCGCTGAGATCGCGCACAACATGTTCCAGTTCGTCGAGCGCCACGGCGCACAAGGAGGCAAGCATGCCGAAGGCTAACCACGGTCTGGTGGTTCCCGGTGAGTCCATGCCGATCGTCCTGAAGCGCCGTAGTCTGACTGGGATGCTGCGTTTTATGCGTGGCAAGGCGACCTTCGCGAACCTGCAGGAGGAGTTCTTCTACGGTCAGGTGCAGGAGAAGGCCGAGCAGCTGGAGGAGCGCCTCAACGAGCTGCACGACGCGGTCGAGAAGGCCGTCGGTCTCCTGAACAACGTGACCGCTGCGGATGACGGAACCTTCCAGGATTCGGACGACCTGCAGGAAGCGCTCGCTGAACTGAACAAGGTGCTGTGATGGCCGAGTTCGAGTACTGGACGCCACAGTCCGTGACGCGCTCCGTCATCGGCGGAGAGATGGGGCCGGGCGCTGAGCGCGAGGGCGTTACCGAGGCGGCTCGTCGTCTCTCGCACTGCCTGGCGGAGATGGCAGCCGTGTTGGAGACGCAGCAGGACGAGTACCTCGTGTACTGCGCCCAGGCCAGGGGCGTCGCCCAGAAGGCCAGGGAGACCGTGAAGGAGTGGGGAGTTCTGTAATGCTCGTAATGGCGGAGTGCGAAGACTTCCTGCCGTTGATCATCGGTGCCGGTGAGGTGGCCGCTAAGGTGGCGAAAAACCTCATCGCAGACATGGACGCCCTGGACCGCTGGGCGGACGATGGAGGGCCGTGCATTGACTCCGTATGAGGTAGCGCTGCTGGTGGCTACGGCGCTGTTCGTGTGCATCCTGCTCTGGGACAACCACAAGATCCGTGGTCGCCTGGAGCGCTCGGAGGCGGACATCGTCTGGCTGGTGGCCACCGCCAAGAACACCATCGACGTGTACCAGAATACGATGGACGTGCACACCCGCGCCATCGAGCGTCTGGACGAGCAGACCGGCAAGATCGCGCAGGCGGGCGAGCGTTTTCGGCAGAGCCAGCCGAACTTCTCCAAGCTTCGTGCTGACGTGGACCGCCTGCTGAAGGCAGACTGGCACCGCGAGCCTCCGGGAGGTTCCGGGAACAGGACGGTGTTCTGATGAACAAGTTCGAGTTGATGCATGCTCGTACCTACAGCGAGGGCACGCTGTTGAACATCCTGGACGAGCTCGGCGCAGAAATCCGTTACACCATGGGATTCCGGCAGGGCGGCCAAATCGGACCTATCGGGTTTCAGGTGTTCTGGCCGGAGCTGGCCAATGACTGACAACATCGGAGAGCAGATGACGGACGAGGAACTCCACGACGCGCAGCCCGCCAAGGACTTCGTGTTCGAGATGGTGGACCAGGAGCCCATCAAGCTGAACCACCGGAACGTCACCGTTCCGAACTGGATCGCCAGGGACGGGCACTGGGCGGAGATCTACAACGCCCTTGCGGCTGCACGCAACAGCCAGATGGCGAAGGCCACCGAGCTGATTGTCAAGGCCATGGAGCGCGCCCGACAGGTCGGTCGCCAAGAGGTCTACCTGGAGCGCTCTCAGGAGGCGGCTGACCCCTCAGAGCGCGAGCCGCTGGACTGACTGCAGAAAGGCGCGTAGCCGCTCCACGGGGCGGCTAAACGTCCAGTTTTGCCCAAGATTGATAAGGGCGTATGCTTAGCCCTAGCTAAGGGTCTGGCCGGACCTTGCTTGTTGCGTGGGGAGTGATACATGGGCATCAGAAAGCCAAGGCTCTCGGAGCTTTGCACCAGCGCTGTCACGATTTGGTACGACCCGGGCGTGACAACGGGCTGGTCTGTGATGAGCGTCCATCCAGAGGCGCTCGTGAATCCGGACTACAAGATCCTGTCCAATATCGAGCACTGGGCACACGGCCAGATCGATTGCGGACACAGGCGGGGTCTTCCGGATGTCCGAGACATCTTCGATGGCGAGGGTCGGTTGGAGTATTCCGACCTGGCCGTCAATCTCGCCGGTGAGTGCGAGGGCATCGCCGAGATGCTGCGGATCGTTGATGACTGGCCTGGAGCCTCGGTGGGCCTCGAAGACTTCATCATGCGTTCGCAGAACAAGAGCCGCGACACGGTCTCCCCTATTCGTATCACTGCCGGGTTCGACTACGGCATGTACGACCGGGGCTTCCAGACTTTCAGGCAGCAGCCCTCTGAGGCCAAGGGCCTGTGTACCGACGAGCGGATGAAGTCCTGGGGCTTCTACGAGCGCGCTGGCGGGATGAACCATGCCCGCGATGCCGATCGGCATTCCATCACCTGGCTACGCAAGATGAAGACCAAGAAGCTTCTCCGTGAGGCGGCCTGGCCACATCTGTACGGCAAGATGCAGGTGATGGACAAGATCACCAAGGAGTTCGTGACGGTCTTCGGTCCGTACTACATTCCCTCTGGTTGGACCTGGGCCGACGTCGTTCGGCGGGAAGAGGAAGCCGCGCAGAAGCAGAAGCGCGACGACCAAATCGCTGCCGAGATCGCAGAGCGCGAGCGTGCGATGGGCGGAGAGCTCACCCCTGCGCTCATGGTGCATCCCTCGGTAAAGGACATGATCGCTGAGATCCAGGAGATGGAGTACGCCGGTGCTGACTCAGGCTCCGACGTAATCCCTGGTCAGGGCTCTGCGTAGGGGTGCAGAGGTAGAATAGGTTTGCCCCGGCTCGCATCCCTGCTGTTTGGCCTACGAGAGGCTGTCAGCGTCTTGGGAGCGGGACCGGGGCATTCCTGTCTGCGGAGGAACGCAGGATTTGACGGACCTGGCCGGGCACGTCGCGATCACGTGAGGAGGCGATCGGTGATTAGTATACCCTGCGGGGGCCGATGCCGGGGTTACGAACGCGCGCTCTGCGCAATTGACTTTTTCGGTGTATCAGGCGCGAGGAGCTCTTAGCGTGGCTGTGGTGGATTTGCCGTACCCATTTTCGCCTGACGAGGACGCGGGCGTCATCGCCCCCTTCGATCAGGTCGCGGTCAACGCTTATCGGCGCGCTGGCTGGAAGAATCTGATCTCGCTTCCGTACGGTAAGCAGTCTCCCCCGCCGAAGGGCTTCACCGGCCGGAATCCCAAGAAGGCCGATGTCGAGCAGCTGAAGAACTGGATCAAGGATGCACGGGCCTCGCGTTCGGGTTCGGCAAACATCGCTCTGGTGCACACCGAACTGACGATCGCGATCGACGTCGACGATTACGAGATCGAAGGGAAGGTGAAGACCGGTGCAGAGTCTCTCGCGGGCCTGGTGGAGCTCCTGGGTCCGCTCCCAGACACGTGGCGGTCTAGCGCCCGAGGAGCTGCTAACCCTTCTGGGCAACGCTTCTTTCGTATCAAGGCTGAACACTCGCCGAAGCTCCTTGACTGGGACGACAAGCCCGGTCCGCACATCGAAATCGTCCGATGGGGACACCGGTACTCGGTAGTTTGGCCCTCTATGAACGGGCGGCTCGGCGAGGTGTACCGCTGGTACAAGGAGTACTCGGGCGAGGGTCCTGACGGTGGCATGCTGTTGGCTGCAGTTTCGATGGATGTGCCGCTGATCGAAGAGCTGCCGTACCTGCCAGACGCCTGGGTGGAGTACCTGACCCGTGGTTTCACGCCGTATGATGACAAGCTTTCGGCTCGTGAGGACCTGAGCGACGAAACCGCGCGGGAATGGGTGCTATCTATGCCCAAGTCCGATGGTGCTCCGTGCGCTCGGATGCAGGCTTCGCTGGACGAGGCCGTCGAGGGCATGGGTGATGGTGCACACGACACCGCGCGCGACAAGCTCATGCACATGCTGCTTCTGGCCTGGGAGGGCCACACCGGCCTGAACACCGCCTCCATTGCCCTGCGCGATGCGTTCTTCGAGGAGGTCTCGGGTCGGCGTAGCCATGGCGCTGCGAAGGCCGAATGGTACCGCAACTATAAGGGCGCGGTTGACCGGGTAGCGGCCCGGGGGAAGCCCGTTGCTAGCGCCTGTGCGTGTTGGGAAGGCGCTGGGACGGGTGAAGGGGCCGGGGCTAACGGCGGCGACCCGGCAGCGTATGAGACGAACGATGACGGTAACGCAGAGCACCTTCACACCCTCGTCGGCGACGACCTGCTCTGGTGCGAGGGCTACAAGAGTTGGATGATCTGGCATGAAGAAGATGCTGTCTGGACTCATGACGCGCACAACGCGGCTACGGCTCGAGCTCGTCTGGTGGGCCCTCGCGTTAAGGCTGCAGCGGCCCAGCTCTACGACGTGGCGGACACGATGGAGGAAGATTCGCCCGAGCAGAAGCGGGCCCGGCGGAAGGCGCTCCGACTAGAGGAATGGGGCCGTACCTCGGGTATGGTCGGTCGGCTCTCTGGCATGCTCTCGGTTCTGAAGTCGCGGGAAGGCGTGACCGTCCCGATGAACTGGTTCGATTCTCGTCCCGATATCCTGGTCTGTAAGGGCCAGACCATTGAGCTCCTCGGAAGGGGCAGCGATGAAGGGGTTCACGTACGAGAGAGTCAGAGATCTGATTATGCCCTGCACACCACTAATCTGGAGTACGTCCCCTGGTCAGAAATCCGTAGTGGTGGGGCCGGGTCGGGGCTGGTTCGTGGGCGCCGAGCCTGGGAGAACTACCTGGACACCTTCCTGCCAGATCCCGAAGTGCGTTGGTATGTGCAGAGAATTCTCGGTTACGCTCTCTACGGTGCAAATCCAGAGCGCAAAATCGTCTTCTTCCAGGGCAAGACTTCTACTGGTAAGTCCACCATCCTTGAGTCTGTGAGCGCTGCCCTCGGCCGGTACGCCGGGCCGTTCAACCTCAGCATGTTCCGGGAGAATCCCAACGAGGCTCCCCGCCCGGACATTGTTGAGGCGCTCCCCAAGCGCATGATCGTGGCCACCGAGGCGGACAGCGAATGGCACCTGCACGCCGACACCATCAAGCGTCTCGTTGGCGGTATCGACCAGGCCAAGGTGCGTAACCTGCACAGCAACGAGTTCATGGTGCGGTACCCGGCGTTCGTTCCGTTCGTCGGTACTAACAGCTCCCCTACGATCCAGGGCGCTGACTCAGCGTTGTGGCAGCGCATCGTCGTGATCCCTTTCGAGATCCAGCGTCTCGACGACGACAAGCGCACCGACAAGATGGCCGCCATCCGTTTGATGTCTGACTTGGCGTCCAAGATGGCGATCCTGGCCTGGCTGGTTGACGGCTACACTGGCTATGCCCGCGAGGGCCTGGCTGGCATTCCCGCCGGGGTCACCGGCGCGACCAAGAGCTTCCGTGGTGGCGTCTCAGAGTGGCACTCCTTCATGAACGAGGCGATCGAGCAGCACCCCGGCCACCGAATCTTGGTGCAGGATCTGTACCAAATGTACCGGCTTTGGGGCATGATGAACGACATCCCCGACAAGCAGATGGGCACCAAGCGACAGTTCGATTTCAAGCTTGAAGCCAACTCCTACCCGATCCGTCGAATGAAAAAGCCTGCCTCACAGAGCAAGGCGAACTACCTGATTGACTACAAGCTCAAGCCGGGCGCCGATGGTACCGAGGTCACGAGCGACGGTACCGAGAGCCTCGAGGGGTCGGAGGGGTCGGTGCAGTTTAACCCGTGGTCGCCGCAAAAGTACGCCGAGATTCAGGGCAGTGAGGAGGATTAGCTGGGAGTTTCGGCAGGGGGTCGTAGGGGTCGCTGCTAACCGGGAATACGCTCCGTAATCGAACGGGGGGAGCGTTGCTTCGAAGGGTAATCTCCAGGGGTCTCCTAGGGGGTCGGAAGTATCCCGGGGGTAGCGACCCCTTTGTAACTTTCTGATAAACTGGGAGTAGGAGCAGGAGAAAAAAGTACTAGGAAAGTTAGGGGTTTTATACGAGGTGATCGACTCGGGGAAAATGGCCGAAAAACACGAGGAGGCGAGTGCAGACGGAAAAGCCCTGGTCAAAAAACTCCAAGGGGTCGGAGGGGTCTCCATGGGGGTCGGACCATTTTTGAGAAGCGACCCCCATTTGACCAGGCCTTTTCTTGGAAAACCCAAGGTAAGGGGTCTCGAGGGTCGTATCTTCTGGAAATAGTTTCCGTATACGAGAGAAAGTAGCTAAAAGCCCTTCTCGTTTCGGAACTGGTGTCCCTCGTACGCGCTACGCCTTACGCGAGGGACTATTTCCGGGGGTTCCGACCCCCGGTAACCATTGTTATACGGAGAGTAATCATGGATATCGAAGGCTTTCACAAGTGTGATGATGGGTGTAACTGCCCTCATCATGGGACTCGTATGTACTACGCGAGTCGTCACAAGACGCATGCGTGCCAGGACCCCGAATGCGAGTATGCTTCAGGGTACGAGGACGTGCTCATTCAGAAGCTCTACCAGAGGAGGAGCAGGTGAGCTTTCCACTCAGCAGCAGTGACCCGGGTGAGACAGAGTTCGGGCATGGCAAGGGTCTGCGCTCGTCGCCCACTCAGAACGCCAACAGGTCTGAGGCGATGCAGCCTGCGTGGCCTTTCGACAGGGCACCTGAAGGACCCTGGGGTCTGAGCGTGTACGACCAGGGGAAGGCTGTGCAGCGGACGGACCCTGCAGAGCCCAACGCCGTGGCGGACATGACGGCCAAGCCCTACACCCCAGGGAACAGGACGGGCACCCAGTGGGTGCGTGAGTCGTAGTGCGAATCCGAGGGCGAGCCTTTCACAACTGGGCCTGGATCAGTGTGGGCTGGAGGTGGCGTGTGGGATTCACTAGGGCAGACAACAAGACTGCCTTCGGGTGGATAGTGAACGAGCCCAACCTCAAGGGGGTTCGTATTCCACTCACCTGCCACTACCTCTCCGCGTACAGGAGGCGCAAGTGACGCACAGGTTCATCGTGGAGGCCAGGAGGGCGCTTAGGAACGGCAAGACAACTCGCGCCCTCGAACTATGCCACCAGCACGCCTCGGCGGGAGAGCACGTGCACTACGGCTTCGAGATCTGCTGGAATGGCGACTCAGGGTGCGACAAGTTCGTGAAGGAACGCTTCCAGTGGAACGGGGAAGAGCATGTTCCAGTGGTGGGATAAGCGCCAGAAGCAGAAGCGTTGTCTCCATCACGAGATCGGAGGCAACCCAGCGAACTCGAAGCCCGCGTTCTCGTGGATCGAGCAGCGACTGATTGACACGGGGCGTCGAAAGATGTTCTGGTGTACTGAGTGCGAAAGGACTTGGATCGTCTAATGTCCAAATGGGACGGGGGTGACCCCAGCAAGATCGAAGCCATCCTTGACCCCACTGGAGCGATCTCGGTATACCAGGGAAAGCAGATCCCCACTGGCAGGAAGAGGACGCGTTCCAAGGGGTACGCGGGCTATGGGGATCTGGACCCACTGAACACTCGTTACTACAAGCTGCTCCAGGGTGAGCTGGATGTAAGCGAACTAGACAACGACGAGTTGCAGTATGGAACCACAAAGTGTGACGATGGCAAGTTCTCTATTCGAGCCGCGTACCAGGCAGCGAAGATGCCGCCCAAGATTCGTAACGCGATTCGTCGCGAACTGATGAAGCGCGCCACTCAGATGATGGAGGGCAGCGTACTCGAAGCCACTCAGCGCATCATCGAGATCGCCACTAGTCCACTCAGTGACGACAAGGACGCGTTCAAGGCTTCTGAGTGGTTGATCAACAGGACCATGGGCAAGACCCCTGATGTGGTGGTGCACACACAAGAGAAGCCCTGGGAAGTGCTGGTTGCTGATATCTCGCGTGGATCTCGCGACGAGTCGCGTAGCGCGCGAGGGATCGAAGCGAATCCTCCACTCGAAGGGGAGATCGTGAATGACCCGGATCTCGCTGAGGATATCTCCGTGCCGTAACCATCCCTGCTCAGTGGAACATGCTGAGGTGGTGAATGGTTATCGCGAATACGCGATTCTTTGGGAGCAGCAGGCCGAGCTGGAAACAGGTGGCTACGAGGAAGATATGCGAATGTATCTGCAGAGCAATCCTCGGCCATTGTTTCGTGATTGGCTGCTCCACTCGAAGAACCGCGTCGAAAATGTCGAGCCGGGCACGTAGGGTAGGCTATCCCCGTCGGCTAGTACAGGAGGGCATCATGGCAGGTGGCGTTACCCCCAGGCCCCGTCGTGGGGCTCTGCAGGAAATCCCGCTGGATCTCCCGAGCACTCGTTCGGTCGAGTTCGGCAAGGTCCTTGCACTGCACACCGAAGCCACGAACCGCCGGGTCGAGCAGCCCGACGCCACGAACAACGTGCCTGCGGCTTCCGGCCAGACCATCTCGGGTCGTACGGTCAGCTCGAAGATGAAGATCCGTGGTGGCGTGTTCGCTCCGGCCGCCAAGGACGGCTTCGTCTAGACCCCGTGCCAATGGGGCCTTCGAGCCCTTTGGTTGCGGGCAAAACTCCAGTGGTTCAGGTATTGAACGAGACCATCCATCCATTCGCTTGGAAGATGCGTGCGACGGCCGGTCGCGAAGCTCGGGCAGTGCGAAGGGCCTGTTCCACTGGATCAACAACCCGGCGTCGGGCCGGGGTGCACGAAGCGAACTCCCACTCGTGGCGACTGCTCTCCCTGCGAGTGGGAGTTCCTTCCACTTAGGAGAGCAGATGACTGAGTCAGGTATCGTGGAAGTTGATTCGGAGGAGTGGGCCCGACTCAACGAGCTTCTCCGAACCAAGTCCGAAGAGCTTGAGGAGTGTCTGCATCGTCTGGCAGACCAGAACAATCTGCAGATGTCCCTGAGCGACATGACGCAGGAGCGCGACCGCCTTAAGGCTCTGCTGCTCAGCGTTGTGCCGAACCTGGAGGCGTTTAACATCGACTATCCGGCGGCCGCCATCGCTCGTACGGCCTTCCAGGGCGGGTCGCCCGAAGAGGTCGCAGAGAAGATGGCGCTCTGGGACGCCTCTCGTGCGCAGAGGATTTCTGAGTGGAACTCGCTCGTCAACAACGTGCGCACGCAGGCGACTGTCTAGGCGCACGCAGTGGGGATCGACTACTGGAGTGTCCAGGACAGCGTAGGCTGGGAGCCCCATCCTGGACAGCTCCAGATCGCTGAGTCGGCAGTACGACACAAGGTAGTTGCAGCAGGTCGTCGTTTCGGTAAGTCCGATCTGGGTGGACACGATCTGCTACCGGAGGCATTCCTTGCGTACGCCCAAAGGGAAGAGCTGCGCGCGGCCGGAAAGCGCCGAGAATTCTGGATTGTTGGTCCCGAGTACTCGGACGCCGAGAAGGAGTTCCGCGTCCTCTGGAACATGCTCAGCAAACTCGAAGTACCCTTCGATCGCCCGGGTTCGTATAACGACCCGATTGGCGGTAGTCTGCACGTTTCCCTCTGGGGCGGTGCGTTTCAGGTCCATGGCAAGAGTGCCAAGTATCCTGACACCCTGGTCGGCGAGGGACTCCGAGGGGTCATTCTCAGTGAGGCGGCTAAACTCAAAGAGCGAGTGTGGCTTAAGTATATTCGTCCTACGCTAGCTGACTTCGACGGCTGGTCGCTGCACACCTCCACTCCCGAGGGCCGGAACTGGTTCTACGAGAATTGGCAGCGTGGACAGGACCCGAAGTTCCCCGACTGGAAGTCGTGGCGGATGCCCGCTTGGCGGAATCCGTACGTCTACAAGACGCCCACTTCCGACCGGGACGTCAAGAAGCTCCAGGAGATGTTCCGCCTCCAGCGCGGGAAGCGCAGCCATGCGGAACTCGCAGAGCGATACGGGCTGAAGGTCGACAAAGAGATCCTGGCCCTCATGGCTGACCAGTCAGAGGAGTCGTTCAACCAGGAGATCGCGGCCGACTTCACTGAGTTCGTGGGTCGAGTGTTCAAGACCTTCGACGAGGAAGTCCATGTCGGGGACTTTGGATTCGAGCGAAGCTGGGAGAGCTACGCCGCAGTCGACTACGGCTTCACCAACCCGAACGTGTGGCTACTGATTCAGGTCAGCCCCTGGGGCCTCGTTCGAGTGGTAGACGAGATCTACATGCCGGGCCTGACAGTGGAAGAGTTCGGGGACCTGATCATCCAGCGCGGGTTGAATCCACCGGGGCTGATCGAGTTCTACCCGGACCCTGCAGACCCTGGTTCCACTCGACAGCTGGAGCAGAAGCTCAAGGTCCGCGCGGTGCAAGCCACCGGCGGGGAGATCAAGCACCGGATTGACGCGATTCGCAAGGCACTGAAGTTCGTGAACCCGCACTTGCCTTATGATCACCCAGATCGAGTGCCTGGATTGCAGGTCGCGCGTAGGTGCAAGAACACGATCCGCGAGATGCAGGCGTACCGCTACCCGGATGCTGAAGACAAACCCGCTACACTAGCGCATGAACAGCCACTCAAGAAGGACGACCACTGCCCCGAGGCATTGGGACGCTTCTACAAGGGCAAGTTCCTGACTCCCGCCCAGCGCGCGCAGCGAGCACGCGTTCGCAAGGCCAACTTTACGAGGAAGAGGGCATCGTGACTGCGCCGGTGACTTTCACGCCGTACTCCTCGGCACTGGAGTTCTTCGGGAAGAAGGCCGATTGGGTCTCGAACGATGACGACCAGGACCGAATCCGGGCGTACGAGCTGTACGACAAGATGTACTGGACAGAGCCCGGCACCTACCTGCTCCAGAAGCGCGGAGAGGACGACCGCGAAGTCCAGATTCCCTCGTCGCGGAAGATCGTCGAGGCCACGAACCAGTTCCTCGCGAAGGAATTCGACTACGTAGTCGAGAACGCCACTGGAACTACGGCCGAACAGAAGCAGGCCGACGACTGGTTCAGGGCGTTCTTCAAGCGCGAGAAGTTCAAGGCCAAGTTCGGCGCGTTCAAGCGCAACATGGTGAAGCGTGGCGACGCCATCTTCCATGTGAAGGCCGACGACACGAAGGAAGTCGGGAAGCGCATCTCCATTTTGGAGGTAGACGCGGCCCACTACTTCCCGATCTGGAACGAAGACGAGAGCAGGATGCTCGGCGTCCACCTCGCCGAGAAGATCAAGGACCCGCGCGACAAGGACGGTAAGAAGTACATCGTTCGTCGCCAGAGCTACTACCGGCCCGGCGAGGATCGCGACCCGAACTGGGTTACCAGCGAGCTGACTTACTGGGAGATCGACGCCTGGGACGATCGGCACCTGGAGGAGAAGGAGCTCAAGCAGGTCACTGACAGTGGCCTCGAGACCTTCGAGAAGGTTCTGGATGACATCCCGGTCATTCCGGTATACCACTGCCTGAACATCAGGTGGGGTAGCTGGTTGTACGGCGTCTCTGAGCTGCGCGGTCTGGAGATGGCCATCGCGGCTGTCAACCAGTCGCTCTCGGACGAGGACCTGACCCTGGTGACGCAGGGCCTGGGTGTCTACTGGACCAACGCAGGTCCGCCCAAGGACGCCGAGGGCAACGAGGCTGCGCTGGAGATCGGTCCTGGCGTTGTCCTGGAGGTGCCTGACGGCAATTCAGTGGGGCGACTGAATGGGGTTTCCACCACTGCGCCGTTCTTGGAGCACATGCGTTTCATCCTGGACGAGACGAACTCGGCCCTAGGTGTCAGTGGAGCTGCTGCGGGCAAGGTTGACGTCGCCGTGGCGGAGAGCGGTATCGCACTCTACCTGCAGCTCGGTCCGCTGCTGGCTAAGAACGAGGAGAAGGAGCAAGAACTCCTCGGCACCATGGACCAGATGTTCTACGACATCACGCAGTACTGGGGACCCGCGTTCGACGAGGCAGCGTTCCTCAAGAACGTGGTGGTCAGCAGCGTTGTGGGCGACCCGGTGCCAGTGAACCGCAACGCAGTGATGACGGAGGTCATCACGCTGCACGACGCCAACCTGATCCTCACCGAGATGGCGATCGAAGCCATCGCCAACAAGCTGGGCTACACCTACCCGGCGGGAGCGGCAGAGAAGCTCCTGGAGCAGCAGAAGAGCCGTACCGCTGCGGCCACTCCGGTGGATCCGTTCGCGCAAGATGCTGCTGCCAATATGAACCAGGACGGAAACCCGGGCGAAGATCCAGGCGCGCAAGACGGGTAGGATAAACGCATGGCCTACGACCCGAGGAAGACAGCCAGGGATGCCCTTGGGCGTTTTGCTGCCAAGGGTCGAAAGGTGACCAAGGGAGTCCGGGTCCACAAGGGCCTGGGCAAAGTCAGAGCTGGTTCCAGGCAGACAAACGTCAAGGCGAGTGGCGGCCCGATTGCCGGGGTACCCTCCTCGAAGGCGAACAAGAAGCCGAAGATTGGTACCAACGAAGACACCTGAGGTGCCCCATGGCGAGGAAGAAGCGTAAGACCTACGCAGGATTCAAGAGCAAGAAGCAGTGGCGCTGGGCCTTCGCGACCCACCAGCCTTGGGCGCGCGAGAAAGCGCACAAGACTGCAGGTGGGAAGGTAGTGCGTTTCAGGCGGCTGCCCGAGTCGAAGCACTCTGGCGTGAAGGGCAGGAGGATCTGATAATGCGCAGGGGCCGCTTCAATCCCAAGCAGAAGCGAGACAGCCATGGTCGCTGGACGAGTGGCGGAGGCTCTTCCTTCAAGTCTGGTGGAAAGCTGAAGGCTGTTTCGCGCGCCAGGAAGCCCAAGGCCCCGAAGACCCAGGACGTGCGCGACCACCAGCGCAAGCTGATCGGGAACGCCATCGGCGCAGGGTTCGCGGCCAGCAAGGGCGACTCGGTTCTGGCCGGTATCCACGCTGTGGGTGTCGGAACGGCAGCGTACCGACTCGGCTCGAGCAAGGTTTCCGGTTACGTGAACCAGAAGGGCCGATTCAACGCCAAGAAGCGCGCCACCTTCAACCGCCGCAAGGCCAAGGTAGATGCGGTCGTCGGCCGCGTCGAGAAGGCGCAGAACATCGCGCTCGCAGGACACACGCTTTTCGGTCTGGCGGCTACTGCAGCCGGAGTCCACAACGCAGGACGAGCAGCCGCAGGCCAGAAGCTTGCGAACGGCCCCCGGCAGCTCGGCCGTACCGCACTGAAGGCCGCCAAGCAGCGCCGAGGCGTCCACAAGATCACGACCCTGTAGAGGTGGCCCATGGCGTTCAACCCTCGCCAGCCGCGTGATAGGCACGGCCGCTGGCGTAGCAAGGGTGGCGCTGTTGGTAGCGCCCTGAAGGAGATCGGCGGAGACCCAGCGCCCAAGAAGGGGATCACCCTTCCTGGCACCGGCCGGGTCACTGTTCGCGCAGGCCTGAGCTCGGCGACGATCATGTACGGTCGCACTGTTCCACTCATTCCGGGCAAGATCAATGTCCACGTGGGCGTTCTTGGCCGGATCGAGAAGGCAGGCAGCGGTCCGAACTTCATCGAGAAGCGCGTCGACAACGTCATCGAGCGGATCGCGCAGAGACTGCCCGACAAGGCAGGCGACGTGCTGCGCGGCAAGAAGACCGACATCGGTGGAGTCACTGTAGGCGCTGGTAAGCGTCGCCGAGTGAATCCCCAGATTCGCGTCAGCAACAAGAAGAAGGCTGCTGGCCGCAAGGTCCGTACCGACTCGGCTCGAGCAAGGTTTCCGGTTACGTGAACCAGAAGGGCCGATTCAACGCCAAGAAGCGCGCCACCTTCAACCGCCGCAAGGCCAAGGTAGATGCGGTCGTCGGCCGCGTCGAGAAGGCGCAGAACATCGCGCTCGCAGGACACACGCTTTTCGGTCTGGCGGCTACTGCAGCCGGAGTCCACAACGCAGGACGAGCAGCCGCAGGCCAGAAGCTTGCGAACGGCCCCCGGCAGCTCGGCCGTACCGCACTGAAGGCCGCCAAGCAGCGCCGAGGCGTCCACAAGATCACGACCCTGTAGAGGTGGCCCATGGCGTTCAACCCTCGCCAGCCGCGTGATAGGCACGGCCGCTGGCGTAGCAAGGGTGGCGCTGTTGGTAGCGCCCTGAAGGAGATCGGCGGAGACCCAGCGCCCAAGAAGGGGATCACCCTTCCTGGCACCGGCCGGGTCACTGTTCGCGCAGGCCTGAGCTCGGCGACGATCATGTACGGTCGCACTGTTCCACTCATTCCGGGCAAGATCAATGTCCACGTGGGCGTTCTTGGCCGGATCGAGAAGGCAGGCAGCGGTCCGAACTTCATCGAGAAGCGCGTCGACAACGTCATCGAGCGGATCGCGCAGAGACTGCCCGACAAGGCAGGCGACGTGCTGCGCGGCAAGAAGACCGACATCGGTGGAGTCACTGTAGGCGCTGGTAAGCGTCGCCGAGTGAATCCCCAGATTCGCGTCAGCAACAAGAAGAAGGCTGCTGGCCGCAAGGTCCGCCAGCCTCGGCAGCCGCGCCAGCGGAGGTCAAGGTGACAGTAAGACCCGAGGGGGTGGAACAATGGCGAAGGGCAAGCCCTCTCGCGGCACCGGCAAGGACAAGCGGCTGAGCCGCAACAACGGAAAGAAGAAGAAGCGTTGATGCCACCAGAAGTCCGGCACGCGTTGACAGCGATGGCCCGCAGCTCTCCTAAGAGGGAGATCTGCGGGTTCATCTTGGGCGACTGGTCCATCTGCCCCATCAAGAACGTCGCCGAGAACGATCGCGATTTCAGGATGGGCGACGAGGCGGTCATCAATTTCTTTACGATGAATTACGAGTCGGTGCTGGGCATGTACCACTCGCACCCCTCCGGGCGGGAAGACCCATCAGAGGCCGACATCGAATACGCTCCGGCTCGACTGCGTTACTGGATCGTCACCGACAGTGACGTAATCGAATGGGAGTTCGGGGATGGCGAAATCAGGCGAGTCGCCTAAGCGACCCCCGGCCAGTGAATGGTTGCTGCGGTATATCCGTTTGCAGCAGGCACAGGATGTCAAGCTTGATAGGATCCTGCGCGAAGCCGCCGCCGACGCAGAGAAGGCTGTCAAAGCCCTCGGGAACAAACAGGGCATCGGTGCCGCCGTGCGTAAGGCGCAGCTCATCGGGGGACAAGGCGCAATTACTCGCGTGTTGGCTGCACTCTGGCGCGATGTTGGCCAGCTCGTGAAAGCAGCCCGGGTTCAGGCGCAATCCGAGGCGCTGGACATTAGTTTCGACTGGGACGAAGTACTGCTCGCGCGCGTATATCGCGACGCGAAAAAGCGTCAGGCCATGCGAGAGTCTCTGCTGCTATCAGCCGACCGAAATGTAGAGGCTCTGATCCAACGGGTGTTCAACACTCGTCAGCCACTGAGCAAGCGTGTGTATCACAGCCAGGCGCTCAGCAAGGGCTGGATCGAACGGGCAATTAACTCTGCTCTGGCACGCGGAGCCACTGTAGACGAGCTCGCGAAAATCGCGAGGGATTTCATTCGGCCAGAGACGCCCGGAGGCGCGACATTCGCTGCCCGGCGGCTCGCCAGGACTGAAATCAACAACGCGTACCACGCCCAGTCGATCGAGGCACAGATGGGCAAGCCTTGGGTGATCGGAATGCGTTGGAATCTCAGTCGATCCCACAAGAAACCTGACATCTGCGATGTTTACGCGCGGCAGGGTGTTTTCCCTGTGGACCAGGTGCCGCCAAAGCCACATCCGCAGGATTTGTGTTACGTCACTCCGGAGACCATGGGTCCAGAAGAGTTCGACAAGATGCTCCTGGCCGGGGGATTCAAGTCCTGGATCGACTCGAATTACAGCTCGTAATTTGGGTTTCGAGCGCCGATACGTCACGTTAGCTATGATTCCCGGCGTAGGGTAAGCTAGTACCCGGAACCGGAGGTTCCCATATGCGCAAGACGCGCGGGGTTGTCAGCCAGAGGTTGATTCTCCCCACTGCACCGCTCATCGTGCTCAACGACGGCACGCCGATCTACCCGATCATGGGCTCGGACCCCGAGGGCCAGGAGGGCTCCGAGGACGAAGACCCGGACGAGGAAGACGGCGAAGACGAGGACGAAGGCGAGGAGTCCGAAGAGGACGAGAAGCCGAAGCCCAAGTCGAAGTCCAAGCCCAAGGAAACCGAAGCCCAGAAGATTCGGCGCCTCAACAAGGAGAATCAGACGCGACGTCTGGCTCTGGAGGAAGCTGAGCGGAAGCTTCGGGCCATCGAGGACGCGGACAAGTCGGAGCTCGAAATCGCCAGGCGCGACCTCGAAGAGCTGCAGGCAAAGACCAAGGGCCACGACGAGACGCTGAACAACCTGCGGATCGAGAACGCCTTCCTGAAGCTCAGCGGTTACAACTGGCACGATCCGGACGACGCGCTGGAGTACCTCCGCAAGACCGGGGAGGTCACCATCGACGACGACGGAACGGTGGACGGGCTCGAACAGGCTGTGAAGGACCTCGCCAAGAAGAAGCCCTACCTTCTCAAGGCGAAGGAAGACGAGGAAGACGAGGAGCCGAAGTCGCGACGCACCGGCGGCGCACGCGGCCCCTCGGGAGCAAGCGTAGGGTCGGGACCCGGGTCCAAGAAGGGCCAGGCCAAGTCGGCCCAGCGCAAGACGCTGATCGAGAAGTACGGCCTGGGATACGGACGCTGAAGAAGGAGATCCTCCGGTGCCACGTTATGACAAGTACGAGCCGTTTGCGAATGGGTTCCGTGCCCAGCTCGCAGCGGACTGGCCGCGTGCTGACGCCGTCGGGGGAGTCCCTTACGGTGTCGGTCTCGACGCCAGTGGCAAGGTCGTCAAGGGTGCCGGGACTTCCGGCATCATGGGCCAGCTGATCCTGGTCCAGAACACGCAGAACACCGGCATCAAGTGGCGCGCCGGTGACTGGGTGGACGTGCAGACCTCGGGCGAGGCCGTCGAGTGGGCCACCACGGCGGGCGTCGCGGGCGTCGCGGCCACCAACTACTACATCGTCTCGGCTACCGGCGCCATCGTGGCGGGTGGTGCAGCAGCAGCGACGGGCCAGATCTATCTCGGCACGACCGTCGAGGCGGAGCGGCTCATCGTCCGCTACAACAAGGTCCCGGTGGCCCCGTAATTCAGGAAGGAGACACAAGCAGATGAACACGAACACGCTGAACAGCGCCTCCTTCCCGCTGGAGGTCTTCAGGGCTCCGCTCGCCCGCTCGGCTGCGCCGGGCAAGAGCCTCGTCGACCTCAACAAGCTGAACCTGTTCCAGGCCTTCATGGGCTCGGAGCGCGGTTACGCGGTCGAGGGCGACATTCTCTACCCGATGAACGATGGGGTCGACCCCAACGCTCTCTGGGCGGAGTTCCAGGCCACCCTCGAGATCCACAACGAGCGTCGGCAGACCATCGTCAACATCCTGACCTTCCCGGTCAATCAGTTGATCGAGACGATCCCGGACGCGACGAGCGTCGAGTTCCAGCGAGCGACCGAGTTCGGTGTCCCGAAGGCCGTCGGCATCCGGCAGTCCTACTTCCAGATGGCGTACGACTTCGAGGACTTCGACCTCGCGACGCGGTACACCTGGAAGTTCCTGCGTGACGCGGACGTCCGGCTGATCGAGGGCACGCACCGCGCGATCCTGGAGGCGGACAACCGCCTCATCTTCCGGCACGTCATGGCGGCGCTGTTCGACAACCGCAACCGCGTGGCGGACATCCGGAACCAGAACTACAACGTCTTCGCGCTCTACAACGCGGACGGCACGATCCCGCCGAAGTGGAAGGACACCACCTTCGACGGCACCCACTCGCACTACGTGGTCTCCGGCTCGGCGACGTTCGATTCGCAGGACCTGGAATCGGCCGTCAACCACATCGCGCACCACGGGTTCAGCCAGGAGAACGGCACGCAGTTCGTGCACATCCTGAACTCGGCGCAGATGGCCGTCGCGAAGACGTTCCGCGCGGGCGCCACCATCAACGGTGTCGTCTGCAACTACGACTTCATCCCGGCTCCGAACCAGCCGACCCTGTTCGTTCCGAACGCGGAGGGGCTGCTCGGTGAGCGTCCGCCGACGGAGTGGCGCGGTCTGCCGGTCATCGGTTCGTACGGCAACGCCCTCCTCGTCGAGGAGGACTACATCCCGGCGAACTACATCCTCACGCTCGGCTCCGGCGGGCTCGGCGATCTGCAGAACCCGGTGGGCCTGCGTGAGCACGCGAACCCGGCGTTCCGTGGCCTGCGCCTGATCCCCGGCAACCAGCAGGCGTACCCGCTGATCGACTCCTACTACGCGCGAGCGTTCGGTACGGGTGTCCGGCAGCGTGGTGCAGCAGTCATCACCCAGGTGAAGGCCTCGGGCACGTACGACCGCCCGGCGTCCTACGACCGCGACCTGATGGCCGCCTAGGAGGGCTGATCGATGGGAAGGATGATCAACCCGTACGAGAAGCCGCTCACGCGTGAGGATTACGAGTACCTCAAGGCGCGCGAGGAGCAGTTCAAGATCGCCGAGAACATCCGGCACTTCGGACCGCTCGGACAGGTCGAGGGCCACGAGTGGCCTGAGCCCGAGGAAGACGTTGTCGTCGAGGAGGAGAAGGTCGAGGAGCAGGCTCCACAGGCCGACTACGACCCGGACGACGTCGTCTTCGTCGACTCGATCGGCTACGGCGAATGGCAGGCCCTCCTCAAGGAGATGGGCCTCTCGGCGCAGGGCGACAAGGTCACTGTCCGGACGCGTCTGCTCGACGCGATCAAGGAGCGTGGCGGCGTCCGCGAGGTCGTGGACTTCGACGGTGACGAAGAGGATGACGACAACGAGGAGTGATCCTCGGCGACTGGGCGGATCTGCGGTGTAGGCTGCAGGTCCGCCCTTTCCTCTAGGAGGGGAAATGGCCGACCTCGCTGAGATCGAGGAAGTGCAGCAGGCACTCGGCGGTGCTGAGTACGCCGAAGAGAACGGCTACGACGGCAGCAAGATCGAAGATCTGCTGGACAGCGGCGAGACCCTCAACTCCATCGCGGCAAAGTTCTGGGAAGGCCGTTGGACCGCCAGCGCAGAGCTGATCGACATCAGCGAGAGTGGCTCCTCGCGTGGCCTCTCGGCGGTCACCAAGAACGCCAGGGATCTGGCAGCGTTGTACCGGGGCCGGGCCGACTCTGAGGTCGGCAACCCTACCCCGACCCGTGGCATTCGTTCGCACCGCATGAAGAGGGTGTGATGGGACAGAACCCAGCCGCATTGCGGGTGCTGCGAAAGCAGACCAAGCGGTTCATCGATGACGATCCATTCGACATCGTCCTGATCCCGCGCGCTAAGACTCGCGTCCCGGGCGGGGGATACGAGATGACGGATCAGCCTCCTCGGCCCTCCCAGCGGGTGAAGCTGATCTACACCGGCTCTGCCCGGGGCATTGGCGGAGCCGAAGGCGTGCAGGTCACCGGCGATGGCGTAGAGCGACGTTACGACTACGTCATCGTCGGTGAATGGGACATGGTCATCGAGGCAGGAGACCATTGGACGGATGCACTCGGGAATCGGTGCGAAGTCGGCGGTTTGATTCCGGACAACGAGTACGAGCGTCGGGCCACGGCGTCTATTTACGGAAGGCGAGCGGAGGGCGGCTGATGGGGTTCGAGTGGAACTCGCGCGAACTGAACACCAACCTTCGTCGGCTGCCTGTTCAGGTAGATAGGGCTGTGGCCACAGTAGTGCAATTCCAGGCTGCTCGCGGCGAGGCCTACATGAAGACGCACGCGCCATGGACGGACCGCACCAGCGCGGCTCGAAATGGTCTGTTCACGCTAGCATTTCACCTCCCATTCGTCAGGCACGAAATCCTGTTCTCGCATGCAGTCGCGTATGGTATTTGGCTGGAAGTCGCCAACGATGAGCGATTCGCCATCCTGCTGCAGTCGATCAAGGTGATCGGCGAGGACACGATGAAGCAGCTCGAAGGTTTGTTCGGGAGGTTGCAGTGAACGACGCATTCTGGGGGTTGATCGCGCACGACCCTGTGCTGAACGCTGCTCCCTGGAATCTCAACGAGGACAACGTGGCCTCCATGTTCGCCTTGGACGGCAGCAGGACGCCACCGAAGAATCCAGACGGATACTTCATCATCATCAGGACCGAAGCTGCACCGCCTGGCGTGGCGCTGAAGACGACGGTCTCTGTGTGGGTGCACCGATCCCGTTCCAAGGGCACCACATACAACGGGATCAATGCCATTCTTGACCGGATCATGGAGATCATGAAGAATGCCACGCATGTGGTGGGTACGGATGGCAGCAAGCTGACGCAAACAGACTTCGCAGGCCTCGGCGGGGAGCAGCACGATCCGGGTTACGATACGCTGACTCGATACGTGGCGTTCAACTGTCTGTCTGGGAAAGCCGTCATGAGGTAGGATAAGCGCGGGAAACAGGAGGAACGATGGGCATCGAAATCAACAAGGATGCAGCCGAGACGGACCTTTCGTCCGACCCGAGCGCATTCACTGCGGTTGCGCCCCGGACGCCGCCCGAGGATCTCGACGCGGACGCCAAGTACGTCGAGTACAAGGGCCAGGCGACGCACCGCCGGATCAGCGAAGCCGACTGGCAGGCTGCGGGCGTGGCGGACCAGGGTGACGTCGAGTGGTCCCGTGACACCAACATGCGTGTCGGTGTCGACCACTTCACCGACGAAGCGTTGGAGGTCCTCCGGCGCGACGGCGGGTTCTCCGTCCCGGCTCGCAACCAGGAGTGACGTGGACTTCCGCTGCCCCACCAAGCTGCACCTTCGACGAGAAGGCGATCTGATCGAGGTCGTCTGTCGCTCGACGCGCTGCGGCTACGGGCAGGGGATGGTCGTCCTGCACTACTTCACTCTTGACGGAGTGCACGTCGACACCAAGCTCTACAAGGATCCAGGGAGGATCGCACAATGACGTCGCTGGGAACAGCGCTCCCGTACGGAATGCGGGACGTGAAGATCACGGAGTACGCCGACGCGGGTGGCACTGTCCTGGGTGACACCTCGCTCGACCTTCCGAACATGCAGAAGTTCAGCTGGTCTGAGACCGAGGAGTTCCAGGAGCTTCGCGGTGACGACAAGCTCGTGACCACCCGAGGCAAGGGTGCCCAGGTCGACGGCTCCGTCGAGGCGGGCGGTTTGCCGCTGCCCTGCTGGGCGATCTTCACCGGTGGCCAGATCATCGAGGAGGGGCTCACGCCCAACCGGCGCGTGATCCTCCGGAAGTTCGCCACGAATTCGCGCAAGTACTTCCGCGCGGAGGGACAGGCGATCTCGGACTCGGGCGGCGACATCCACGCCATCCTGTACCGGTGCCGCTGCAACGACTCGATCGAAGGCGAGTTCGCGGACGGTGAGTTCTTCATCACCTCGGCCTCGTTCCTCGGTCTGCCGCTGCTCGACGCGGACTTCGACCTGCTGTACGATTTCATCCAGAACGAGACCGCAACGGCCATCCCGACCACGCCGGTTGCGAACCCCACGCTGCTCGCTGCGCCGGTCTTGACGGCGGGCACCACTACAGCCACGACCCAGGTTCTCAACTGGGTGGCCATCGCGGGTGCCACGAGCTACCAGGTGTACGAGAAGATGTCCACCGGTCCGTGGACCGCTGTGTCCGCTGCTCGTGGTGGTCAGCCTGCGGCGGTCGCAACCACGACCATCACCGGCCTCGTCACCGCCACGCAGTACCAGTACAAGATGATCGCGAAGAAGACGCCGAACAGCAACTCGGCGATGTCCAACACGGTCACCATCACCACCTCGTAACGAACTATCGGACAAGGAGCACCAGATGCCGTCCACCTACGACCTCACTTCCTGGAATCTCGAAGACGAGCGGGACTTCACTGTGCCGTCGGGGCAGAAGTGCAGGATCAAGGACCTCGGCCTGGAGGACATGGCCGCCCTCGGCATCATCGACCAGATGGACACCCTGGGGATGCTGGTCGAGAAGGAGCACGTGCAGCGGGTCCAGGGCAAGAGGCCGCAGGACCGCAAGACCAAGAAGCCGACGAAGGCGCAGCAGGCGAAGAAGGAGCAAGGCGAGATCGCCGATTGGCTCCGGGACCGCACCAAGATGGCTGCCATCGGCACGATGCTCGACAAGATCGCTTCCGCCTGTGTGGTGGAGCCGGTCGTCGAGAACCCGTGGGTCCTGGTGGACCCCGACGACCCCTCGAAGGGCGAGCGTAAGCTCGGTCGGAACGAGCGGATCGAGATCGCCCTCTACGCGGACAAGCTGCCGTTCGCGGATAAGATGGCGATCTTCGAGGAGGCCTTCAAGGGAATGGAGGACCTCGAATCCTTTCGTGAAGGACCCGGCGAGGATGTGGCAGCACTACCGGATGTCGAAGAGCCTGCGGAAGTCTCCAAGTGAGCTTCTGAGCATTAGGCATCCAGTTCGAGCCTTCTACTTCGACAGGGCAGTTTGGTTGTTCGGGACCACTCTGGAGGCAGACCTTGAAGCTGCTGCTGAAGGAGTGAAGAGCGAGAAGCGTGCCAAGGCGAAGCAGCAGATGGTTTTGGCAACCTGGCTCGGCGGCAAGGGTATGTACCGCGACCCTGCGAGGCGATAGGAAGGCGAGATGGCCGATTACGACCTTGGCAAGGCACACGGCAAGGTTGTCATTGACTACGAAGACAAGGGCGGCAAGCAGGCCCAGTCTGAGATGTCAAAGATCGACCAGTGGGCACAAAAGCTCCACGGGACGTTCGGCCGTCTCCGCACCCAGCTGACCGGCGTGCACAAGGACTTCGGCGAGACCGGAGCGCGGATGTCGCGCACATTCGCCATCATGGCCGGTGGCACCGCCATTCTGCTCGGCTTGAGCCGGGCCACCAGCACCTTCACTGGAAGGCTGTTCCAGCTCAAGGGTGGAATGTCGATCTTTGGGGCCTTGGGCCTAACGCTCGGGGGCCTCCCGAAGAGCGTGCAGGGGTTCCCGAACATTATCAAGCAGATCATCCTGCTATCCGCAGCAATCACGCTGTTCGCGGGTAGCACAAAGCTATTGAACCAAGTGTTCGTAGCGCTCGGACGTTTCGCTGCTTCCACGCAGATCGTCCAGAGGCTGACTGCAGCCTTCCCGTTCCTAACCGGCGCTATCGGTGGCCTGGCAAAGCACATCCCCAGCATCGGTCAGATCGGCGACAAGCTCAACGATCTCGCCAAGCCGATCCACACCATTGCCAAGCTAGCCCTTGGCATCGGCGCCATGATCACCGTGGTGAGAAGCGGTGTGAATGCAGCCTTCGCACTCACGAAGGCGCTCGCCAAGATGGCCGCTGTAGCTCTCGCGATCGACGCGGGCGCCAAGGTAGTGCTGGGCCTGGTATCGGCCCTGAAGGAACTCTCGGGCGTAGTGGGCATCTTGCCCGGCGCGCTCGCGGTTGTGGGCGTCACCCTTCTGACTGCCACCCTTGGCATGAAGGGTTTCAAGGACGCGCTCAAGAACATGGACGACGTCGAGAAGTTCGACGAAGCCCTGAAAAAGCTTGCTCCCTCGGCGGCTGACACGGCTCGCCAGATCAAAAACATGGTGCCGGAGTTCCAACGCGTTCAGCGCGTAATCCAGCAGCACCTGTTCGCAGATCTGGCTGGAGACGTTAAGCGGCTGGGAGAGAACTATTTCCCCGTTCTCCAGAACGGCATCGGCCGTGTCGCGATCGAGCTGAACGGCATTGTTCGGCAATTCCTGGCCTTCGCTAACACTGGCCGAGCTGTCAGCGGTATCAACGAGATCATCTCCACGACAGTTGGCGTGCTGAGCCACCTGCGCGGTGCTGTTCAGCCGTTCCTGAGTGCTCTGCTGGATATTACGGTGGTCAGCGCCCAGGCCTTCGGCGGGATGTTCGGCAACATCCAGGGTGCTGCAGAGGCATTCGCAACCTGGACAGCATCTATCCGGGCTGACGGCTCGTTGCTGAACTGGATCCAGAACGGCATTCAGGCGTTCAAGGATCTGGCCGGGATCTTGTTCAACATCTTCGGAATTGTCAACACGTTCTTCTCGGCGTTCAATACCGGCGGGCAAACTACTCTCGGAACCATCAAGCAGCTGACGGATGAGCTTATCGTTTTCCTGCAGGTGGGAGATGGTCGCCAGGCTTTGGAGCTTCTGGCAGGCAGTATTGAGCGCCTGGCCAATGTGGCCAAGGACGTTTTGCTGGTAGCCTTGCAGGAGCTCGGGCCGGTATTCATCGCACTGCGTCCATTCGTCGAGGAGCTGACAAAGTCCATCGGCGGAACGCTCATTGCTGCGCTCAAGATCCTGGGGCCCATCCTGCAGGGCATCGCTGAAGCTTTGTCCTTCATGGCGCCGGTACTGGGACCGATCATCGGGTTCTTCTTGGGTCTCGGTATCGCAGGCAAGGCCTTCATGTTCATCATTGGGCCGATGATCGTCGCCATCAACCTGCTGATCTCTACATTCACTGCACTGAGGACCGCGTTCACCATCATCCGAACGGCCTGGATGGTTCTGCAGTTCGTGTTCGCGGTTAGCCCATGGACCATCATCATCGCGGGCATCATCCTGTTGGTGACTCTGATCGTCCTGAACTGGGATAAGATTGTTGCCTTCCTGATTCCCATCTGGGAGTGGATCAAGGAAAAGGCGATCGCGATCTGGGGCGCTATTCGCGATTTCTTTGTTGGATCGTGGAACAAGATCCAGGCTGATGCCAAGGCCATTTGGGAGGGCCTCAAGTCGTTCTTCGGTAAGATTTGGGAAGCGATTAAGTTCATCTTCCTGAACTTCACCGTAGTCGGCTTGATTATCCAGTACTGGGATGACATCAAGAACTTCACGATCAATGCTTGGAACGCGATCGTAAACTTCCTCACGGGAATCTGGAACTCCATCGTGGAGTCTACCAGGTTCATTTGGGAGCCGATCGTTGAGATCTTCAAGTCGATCTTCTCAATCATCAAGGATCTGTTCGTCATCTTCTACGGCGGCCTGGCGATCATCGCCATCCACGTCTGGGAAACGATCAGGGATGGCACAGTTGCCATCTGGAACGGGATCGTAGACTTTTTCACGAAGCAGTTCCAGTGGATTAGCGATACGTTTCACTCGTTCTTTGACCCGATCTGGAAGTGGTGGGTTGATCTACATATAGCCATTTTCAACACGGTCCTTGGCGCGTGGAACTCTGTCACGAAATTCCTGGGAGAGACCTGGGCGTGGGTCCAGGAGCAGTGGCACGCGTTTTGGGACCCGATCGCCGACGCCGCTGTTGCGTTGTGGAACACAATCAAGAATGCCATCAACGACGCAAACATCTGGATCGGCACCAAGCTCATAGAGGCCTGGACCTGGATCCAGCAGCAGTGGCACGCATTCTGGGATCCGATCGCCAACTTCTTCGTGGGAATCTGGAACAGCATCAAGGGCACGGTGGGAGATGGCGTTAACAGCGTCGTCGAGTGGATCCGTGGCCTACCTGGCAAGATTCTCGGCGCACTCGGAGACCTCGGCGGCCTGCTCGCTTCGGCGGGAAGGAAGATCATCCAGGGCTTCTTGAATGGATTGAAAGATGCATTCAAGGACGTCCAGAACTTTGTCGGTGGAATCGCAGACTGGATCCGTGACCACAAGGGCCCGCTTCCCGTCGACGCCAAGCTGCTCACCCCGGCGGGTAACGCCATCATGGGTGGTCTGCTCGATTCCATGGCTGCCATGAAGCCGCAGGTGATCGGTTTCCTTGAGGGGCTGACCGATGATATCGCCAACGGCCTGAACGGTGCATCGGGCAAGATTCTGGACGCGAATGCATCTCTGTCTTCGTCTGCACACGTTGCCGTACTTAATAGCGCGGCTTCGGCCATGACCGACCCGGCAGCGCTCTCCCGTACCGTTCCGGCCCTTGCAACGGCCTCTTCGGGGGCTAGCGACGGGGGTAGCGCGGGCGCTAGTACGTTCACGGTTGAGAACCTCACCATCCAGGTACAGACCCTGGCAGACCCGACCAACCCGATCGAGTGGAAGAAGGTTATCGACGCCATCCACGAGGGTCTTCGTCAGAAGGAGAATGAGCAGAAGTGACCACGTTCGGTGTGATCCAGGTTGGCCGGATCGCTCTCCGCGAGGACTCCTCGGTCGACTTGTCGAATGGTGATTTCGGGCCGCGCTTCAGCATTTCCGGCCAGGAGTCGATGCCCCGGGTCACCAGGACGCAGCTCAAGCAGCGCGTCGAGGACATCCTGGCTCTGCAGGGTACGCTCCAGCCGGTAACGTTCTCCTTCAAGCCGGAGCTGAACGGCTACTACTGGATCGAGAATGCCAGCAGCACTTACGACGTCTGGAACCCAGACAACGTCGGTGTGATGCCCTGGTCTCTGGATATCTCACAGGCAGGCCAGGCGTCCAACACTGATCTGGAGTCTCGCCTGTCCGGGCCTGCGACCAAGTCCAACGACCACGCCGCCACCGGTGAGCGTTGGCACGCACCGCCTGTGGGGCACAACGCCTGGACCGCTGGAGCTACGGTTCCAACTGTGGTCACGCGCACCACGACTGACGGCGCCATGACGGTGTACCGAGGCGTGGACGTCAACGAGAATCCTCGCTGGGGAGCAAGTCCGACGGCCTTCCTGGCGGGAAGGTGCAGGATCACAGACCAGAACGGTCTGGAGCGAATCGCCACGCAGTTTGATCTGGCAGCTACAGGCTGGGAGATGCACAATGGAATCGTCAAGGTCGCGGTCAACGCCGGAACCGGTCTGTTCAACATCTCCGCCTGGACCAGCGGGGCATGGCAGTCCAAGCTCTGGGAGCTGTTCCACAGCACGGGCCCGGCTATCACCCTCGGGGTTCCTGACTACGCGACGGTTCTTCGTAACGATTACGAGTGCGTATCAATCCGAATCACGAAGTCACTATCTCCTGGTCGGGTAACGGTTGACTTCACTCTCCGACGCGGCTCTCGATTCGTTGAGATCTACGTTCAGCACCAGTTCGGGACAACGCTTAAGATTGTCCGGAATACCACGGAGGCTTCGACAGCTTCTACCGGATACATTGTTGCCACCGCAGCCGACGGCGCGAGCAACAAGTTTATCCTGGGAAGCACCAAATCCTTCACGGCCGACAACGTAAACGGAGGAATTTCCAAGGCCGCTACATCGACGCTGGATGCTTTCGTCGGTGTGGTTGTGAATGGCGCGGGGGCGGGTGACGTCGCAGCCGACCTGTTCAAGCAATACCTGGGTGCACCATCCGAATTCGTGCAGGGAGTGAGGCGATAGTGGCAGTCACCGAGGTCCTTCGGGGGCTGGGCTCGTGGTCGCTGCAACTCAGCGCAGCCACCCCGAAGAGTGTCCTGAAGAAGATGGACTTCTTCGGGCATATCGCCATCAATACTGGCAAGGTAGACCCCCGGATTGCCGGTGATGCGCTACTTCGATCGTCCCGTTACGTGGGCGTATATCGCGCAAAGAAGGACAAGGCTGGGCGCAACATCGGTGGCGTCGGCATGGCTTTCTGGCTCGGCGATCACGAGGACAAGGGCGACCTGCTGGAAAGCAACGTCACCTTCAACAACCAGACTTTCGCAAACACGATCCGAGCCCTGCTCCCCGCCAGCGGGGTAGGCGGAGCCGTGATCGAGGGCACACTCTCCAACAGCCCTGGGAACTACACCGGAAACTTTCAGTACAACAGCCGACGAAAGGCCATCGACTACGTCTGCCAGACCAAGGGAGCAGACTGGCGCGTCAATGGCGATGGCACTCTGGACGCTGGCCTAGAGAGCGAGCTGTTTCGCGTCATTCCGCGCTCGGCTCTGATTCGCCGGAATTCTGGCCGTGACATGTTTGTCCAGGGTTTCACCGGATCCATCGAGACCTCCCAGGACGTCGAGGACTTCACTACTCGCACCCTGTTGCTGGCGAACGGCCAGGAGGCAGCCACGGTCACTGCCACGGCTGACATCTCGCCGGGCTTGAACCCGTTCCGAGATCTGCGCGGCAACCCGGTGAAGCTGACCCGGATCATCTCGGAGTCCGACACCGATACCACAAACGCACAGGCTCGCGCGCAGTTGCAGTTGAATCGATTCAGCGGTTCGCGCGACTCGATCGCCTGTTCCACAACTGACTACGACCTCAAGGGAACTGTAGTCGTCGGCGACTACATGTGGGTGTACGACCCTGACGCCGGTGTGCAGGACACGGGCAACGAGCTGCGCTTCATGGGTGAGCTCATTTACCCCATCAAGCTTCGCCTGGTTCAAATGGATTGGCCGATTATCGACGGTATGTCGGTGGCCTTTCGAACCGGCAGCGGAGAATGGATCGACCTCACCAGTTATATCTCCTGGGAAACCGGAGCCTCCAACCTGACTGTGGGCGGATACAATCGGTCTCTCGTGGGGCCGACTGACAGCGCCCCGGCGGGAGGAAGGCCTGTCGCAGACACTTCGGTGCCTGACGCCCCCACCTGGAACCCGCCATTCACGCACTCGGTGTATCAGTCGGTTCGTGGCGAGAGCCGTGCGCAGGTACAGCTGAAATGGAACTATCCGCTGAATGTCGATGGGTCCACCATCATCGACGGTGACCACTTCGAGTTGCGGTTCCGATCCGGTAGCACCCCGATCTTTCCGAGCACACATGCCCAGATGGCTGCGTTCACGCACAACCAGTTGGCGCTCGGAACGCACAACCAGCCGATCACGTACACGCCGGGGCCATACGAGTACCGTAGCGTGCCGTGGGATCAGAACACCTTTCTGTTGCAGGATCTCCCGACGAACATGCCGTTCGACGTCGAGGTCCGTGCAGTAGACAGCGCCAAGCCCCCGAACGCCGGTGCCTGGTCATCTATCCAGACCTTCCAGACCAGTTCAGACACGCTCCCGCCAGCAACTCCTGCTCCACCTGTGATTGCGGCTGGCCGGTTGAGCGTGCAGATGACGCACACGCTGGGCCGCGCGGACGGGGGCACTTATAACCTCGATGCCGACCTGAACCACTTCGAGCTGCACGGCCAGTACGAGCCGCTGTTTACGCCGAGCACCTCGACCATGCTGGGAAAGATTACGGCCAACAACGGCATGATCCTGGGTCAGATTCCAGCTGTGGGATCTGTCAAGATTGACTCGGTTGCGCCGGTTTACTACAAGGTCATAGCGGTTGACAACGACGGCAATAAGTCCCCGGCCTCCTCGGCTGTGCAGGCTACCGTCGTTTTGCTAGACAGCGCCTACATCTCCGAGCTGACGGTCTCGAAGGTCTCGGCGGGAACGATCACTGCTGAGTGGTTGAACGCCGGTCGTATTTGGAGCGGTACAGACGGTGGTGCACGCGCTCAGGTCGTCCCGGCGGGCTTCGAAGCGTATAACTCGAGTAACGTGCGCACGTTCTTCGTCGAGGCCGCCACGGGCAATGTGACGATGACGGGTAAGTTTCAGACTGGGCTCAGTTCCGTTTCTGACCGTGTGGTTATCGACCCGGTGTTGCCCCAGCCCGATGGAACCACCGTACCGGCCGTGTGTTGGTTCGATGATGGCGACCCGAACAACTATATCCGCAGCTCCACCGTGGGAACGACTTACACGATGGCGGTCCGGAGTCGAACCGATGAGTCGTACAAGGGTGGGTTCGTCTTGTTCGACCTCCCGACTGGCGGCGGTTCTGCCTACATCGGCTATCGGGAGACCTCGTCCTCGACGTTCTGGTATCACCAGATTGGATCCTCGGGCGCTCACAGGTTCTCAGGACACTTCGGACAAGTCCACACCGACGGTGGAAAGAGTGCCCTGTACATCGACCAGATCGGTGGGTCCGGTACGAGTCAATCGTTTACATACGGACCGACGATGACCACAACTCCATTGCCCTTCGTTGAGATCCAAGGTACGTCGGGAACGCCGCCCACTGCTTCGTCTCACGCTGTGACTGCAAGATCGGCTACTGGAGCAAGCATCCAATATCCTGCAGGTAACTGCGACATCTTCATTTGGGCTATCCGATACGCCGTGATCTGAGGAGGCGACATGGCACCTCGATATGACATCCGCGAAGTTCAAGATCGTGGACACTACTGGCAGGTGGTCTATGACGTCACCCACGACAACGGCTTCGCGACTGAACACGGGCATTCGATACCGAAGGAAACGTTGGAATGGCGAGCAGCTGAGTACGGGCTCGACCCGACGACAGAGTTCGAGACCATCCTGGATATCGTGCTCGCTGAACCGTTCGTCGAACCGGCCGAACAGGTTGGCAGTGTGCCGGGTATGGAGCTGATCGACGCTCCTGACATCGAGACGGCGAAGGCACATCACATCAGTCGATGTGCTCGGGCGAAGCTCAAGTGTCGAATCATGACCCGCAAGAACGTTGGCGGGAACACCAAGACATTGGTTGAAATTCCTAACCCGTTCGATGTGATCCGCAATTCTGCGGTAATCGATCCGAACGTGGTGCTGATCAAGCGGGAGCATGTACGCCGCGTCCGCGCTGAACGAGCTGCACGTCGTGTAGAGAATACGAACGGCCGCGCCGAGCGACTCGCTAGAGAGCTGAACATTGACCTGGAAAGTTTGAAGCGAGGGATGGGCCGTGGCTGACACTTTCACTCCGAAGCTCGGTCTTCGGCAGTACGACGCGACACTCAACTACGCGGTCTCCAAGTTCAGTGCTGATAACCTTCTGGTCGACAACGCGATCGGTACGGTCATCTGTACCTCTACGACGCGACCAAGCACCGGCCTTTTCGATGGAATGATGCTGTGGGAGACAGACACGCAGCGGTTTGTGATCCGCTCTTCGGGTGCTTGGAGCCCCGTAACCCAGCGCATTATTGTGGCCAACAACACCGCGCGTGACGCCATCACCACCAAGTACGACGGGTTGATGGTGTACCGGCAGGACCGCGATTGGAACGAGGTCTACGACGGTGCTGCGTGGCGTGTGGTGGGTACGGCGCACTGCACCTCGGTGGCCGATCGCGACGGTGCTAGTGGTATCGCTAGCCCGTACAACGGCCAGCTGGCCGTTACCACGGACACGAACACCGTATGGGCTCGGCAAGGTGGAGCCTGGGTGGACTTGTTCGCCGGGACCACCCGCCTCATCGGCGGTACGCGACGCAGCACCAACACGGGCAACATCACCAGCACTGAGACCGTCTACTCAACGTCAGGCGCGCTCGCGCTTCCGGCGAGTTCGTTGTTCTTCGTGCGAGCGGTATGTAACCATTTCATCTCGGTTTCCGGTGATGAGTTCGAGTTTCGCATCCGGGAAGACACCGTTTCGGGGAATGCGATCAAGACGGACTTCCGAGACAGTGTGGAGTTCGCGGGCATCCCGAAGACCTACGAGTACATGGGTTTCTTCGTAACGACAACGGCTCTTGCCTCAAAGACGTTCGTGGCCACAGTGAAGCGCTCCGGTGGTAGTGGAAACATCGTGGCACAGGCCGACTCGGCGGTCTTGGTCAATTACCTCGGACCGAGTAGCCTGCTGCCCACTAACAACCCGTAAGATATAAGGGAGGGAGGGCATCGTGAGCAACCCACTGGACTGGTGCAGCCTCGTTGAAGCTTACGCCGGGAACAGCAAGGAGCATGCAGCCGCTGTGTCGGTGGCTCAGAGGGGCATTGATTCCCAGCGGGAACCACGTCTCATCGAGGACTACTGGGAGGCCGTGCACAACCGTGCACGCGAACTCATGGCGCGCACCTGAAAGGAGGAAGCCGTGCAACCATCAGACGTGACTGCGTACGGTTGTGACTACAGCGGTCGGGAGTTCACCCCAGACCAGCTTCAGGCCTACCCTGGCGTGCGCATCGACTGGCTAGCGCGATACATCGGGTATCCGGGCAATGTGAAGTGCATCAGCCACTACCCCGGTGCCTACCGTGCACACCGAGACGCTGGGCGCCCGGTCGTGCTGTACCATCAGATCGGCTATCGTGACTTCGAGGGTGGCGAGTCGTCGGGCCGTGCACAGGCACAGACCGCACTCATTGACGCGAAGAACCAGGGGTGGTCGGGAGAGACGCCGATCCTCGCGTGCTTTGACCGTCGGATGCCCGCTTTTACGCGCGGGGGCGTGTCGTACCGTGCCATCTGGCTGGACGAGGTGCGCGCCTACATGGCGGGGTTCCGGTCTGTGATCGGTTACGAGGACTCAGGCTTCTACGGCTTCGAAGACACGATGGGGCCGTGTGTCGCGGAGGACTGGGTTCGCTTCCGCATGCAGTGTGGAGCGCGTAGCCAACACATCTCGGGCATCAGCGCGTGGCAGGAGAACAACGAACAGCCGTACTTGCTCGGGGAGCAGACGGATCGCCTGGAGCTATACATCTCGCTCGCTGCATTGGCGGGCACTGCACAGGAGGAAGACAAGCCCATGATCATGCTCGCAACAGGTGACAGGGACCCGGGTCCCGACAAGAAGGTGTACTGGATCGCTCCGACCGAGCGCGGGCTCGTCAAGGAATGGGTCCAGACTCCAGTGCTGGCTGCGTGGTTCACTGCACACGGTGCCAAGACCGTGGCGTTGGACCAGGACATCCTGAACGGCATCACGATGGCGGACCCCAAGGGTGACGTCACGGCCATCGTGGCAGGTCTGACCCCTGCGATGATCTCGGCGATCAACAGCCTGAACCTGGATGGCTTGAACGAAGAGGAGACTGTCGCCGCCGTTCAGGAGGCTCTCCGCCGGGGGACAGCGTGACCCAGCCACAAGGGACGCCGGTCGCCATGGCTACAGTCCTGGAGGTTCAGCGCCAGAGGATCGCTCAGCTCACCGAGGAGAACATCATGCTCACGGCCGCGCTGAACGAGAAGGAGCTGCAGATCCAGGCTCTGCAGGACGACACGAACTAGCAGAGGAGGATACGTGCCGCCGATCGCCGAGTTGCAGCCTTGGCTTACGAATGGTCCGGCCATCGGCCTCGTATTCTGGCTTCTCTTCCAACTGTTCCAGGGCAAAATCGTGACACGAAAGGTGCACGAGGACGCCCTAGAACAGGTTCGGAAGCAAGCCGAGGTCTGGGAGAAGGTAGCTAATAACTACAAAGCCTCCCTTGACGCTAGGGATGGTGTTGTACCGGCGCAGCTCGAATCAGCGCGACTCGTGGAGGCGATGGCAAAGGCAATTCAGGAGTTGCCAGCGGCATCGGGTGAGGAGACCAAGGCATGACTTGGCTCGACAGGTTCTTCGGAAAAGAGGGCCGCCCGGAGCCTAACCCTGGAGCGGCACGTGCACAGAACGAGCTTTTAGCTTCCGAGCGTTCTGTGCAGAAGAGTAGGATAGAGGGGGAGGAGGGCCGCGCTCTTGCAAAGAGGCTAAAGGAGATTCGGATGCAGAATCACCTGGCTGAAGGCCTTCGCACCAAACTCCAGGAGGCTCTGCGTGACTGAAATCATTCGCTGGGTGTATCTGATCGGCTCTCCAGCCGCAGTGGTCTTCCCGTTCTATTACCACTGGACCGCCAGGTGGTACAAGAGCCGCGAGGGTAGGCTGCTGATGCTGGTCTCGTCCCTGCCGTTCTTTCTGTACCTCTCGGCTGTGATTGCCATACTGCTTCCCGGTGAGCCGATCAAGGATGCGCTAAGACTCATGCTGGTCGGCCTGGCGTCCACGGTCTCGTGGGCGCTTCTGTTGGTCTACCGGAAGATTCGCAAGGACGGCATGAAGAAGATTCGCAGCCGCAAGCAGGAACAGGAGTAGGAAGATGCCCCTGGGCTCGGCAGTAAAGAGCACGATTGACATCGACTTCACCCGAGCCCAGGGCGTCAACTCCTCGGGTCGGATCACGTTCCAGCCGCCACGGATCCGCATCGGATCCACCATGATCTCCACCTACAAGGTTTCGGTGGATATCCTGGAGGGTGTCGGCACAATTGACATCGTTCGGTTGCCAACGGGCGTGTACCACGTGCGCGAGGAGATCGACGGCAGGCCACCATACGAGTGGGACTTCACGCTTCCTCTCAGCGCGCCTGCAACTATCCAGTACGAAGAGATCGCGCCAGTTGCACCGGTACCCGAGTACTTCACGTACGTCAGGACGGTCAATGGCAATCCGCCTGACCCGGTGACCGGCGACATCGTTCTGTCTGGCAGCGGCGGCAGTGTCCCGGACGCAACCGGTTCCGTCAAGGGAATCGTGCAGCTGACTGGCGACCTGGGCGGTACCGCAGCATCACCTGCACTCAGCGCAGCGCGCATTGCCGAGATCGCCGCGAAGTACGTCAAGCCGGGAGGCGGCATCCCGTCCTCCGACATGGCGACAGCCGTGCAAACAAGCCTCGGCAAGGCTGACACGGCCTCGCAGCCGGGGCATACGCACAGCAGTTCCCAGATCACAGACTTCACAACGGCCGTCGACGCGCGGGTACAGCTGATCGTGGATGCAGCACCGGCTGCGCTGGACACTCTCAACGAGCTCGCGGCGGCACTGAATGACGACCCGAACTTCGCAGCGACTGTCACGACCGCCCTGGCGGGAAAGCAGCCGCTTTCGACGGATCTGACCGAGATCGCCGGGTTGGCCCCTGCGAACAACGACTTGCTGCAGCAGATCGCTGGCGCTTGGGCGGTTCGTACTCCTGCGCAGGTCAAGACCAGCCTGGGACTTGTCAAGGGCGATGTCGGACTTAGTGCTGTCACCAATGACGCGCAGGTTCCGCTCTCCTTGTTCGACGCCGCAGGTGATATCCTGGTCGGCACCGGCAATGACACTGCGTCAAAGCTCGCCAAGGGCACTGATGGCACGTTCCTCGGTGTCAGCGGTGGCAGTCTCGGGTACTACACCCCCGCAGGCGGAAGCGGAGATCTGGATCTCTATCCTCCGACTGCGGCTGGCCTGAAGGAATGGACAGCAGATCCGCAGGTATGCTCGGTCGACTTTGCACACAACAATGGCGTTCTGTTGCTCATGCGCATGCATTGGCGGCAGGCCTCCGGGCTGCTCAGCGAGATCGGATTCTGCGTCACCTCTGGCGCCTCTGGTCCTGGCTCGTACTCGGGCGTGGCTCTGTACCAGGATGGAACCGGTGTTGTCAACAAGCTCGGGGAATCGGCCGACGCGGGCGTGCAATGGACTTCTCAGGGTCCGAAGTCTGTCGCTCTGGTTACGCCGGTCAGCGTCGTGAAGGACATGTTCTACTACCTGGGAATTCTCTGGCAGGGTAGCAGCGCGGGTCGCATCGCAGGTGTTCCAGCGGTTATCCTTGATGCGCTGATGAACGCGGGTGTACGTCGATCCGTGTACCTCACCGGCCAGACCGGGTTCCCCGCTACAATCAACATCGGTACGGCCAACACGAACAACGCGACTTACTGGATGAGTGCGAAGTAAGGAGAGCTACATGAGTGACCGCAGTGAGGTCCAGGTGCCCAACAGCGAGGGCGAATACCCGATCGAGCCGAAGGTGGCCGCCGCACGAGTCGCCGCGTTCGTGGTGGCGCTGATCGCCGCGTTCCTGCTGAAGACCGTCCCGGTCATGGCCGGAATCCTGCCGTTTCTGCAGGACTGGGGTGGCCAGCTCCTCACTGACGTGCTTCTGGCCGCATTCGCCGGGGTCGCTGCCTGGTGGGCGGGATGGAAGGCTCGGCACGTGCAGCGCCCGCAGGTCGGCGGAGGGCCTGTGATCCCAACTCAGCACGAGTAGCCCGCCGGTTCGCCGGTAGGGTAAACTAGCTATTGCCCGGTCGGCCTGGTTGAGTTTCGCGGCTCCTCCCAGGCCACGCCCGAACAGCCCCGTCGTAGAGCTTCCTCCGGCTCCGCGACGGGGCTGTTGCCTATACGAGCGCGATCGCAGGGAGATCTTCCCTCCCTTCTTCTCCCTCCCTTTCCGTGCGCGTATGCGCACACAAGAACAGTGCAAGCTTCGCTTGCACAGAGCGCGCGTAGCGCGCCCCTCCGCGTGTGCGCGTAGCGCGGTATAAGCCGCGCCCGCGCCCGAAGAAAGGGGGAAAGGGGGAGGGGTAGGGGGTGGGGGTATGGGGGTAAGTAGTTACATACGCAGTACGCGCGTCGCTGCGCGCGAAAAGATACGTTCGCGCGATCCACTTGTTCGCGGAGCGCGCGGTCGCGCGATCCTTTACCGCGCTCGCGTCGCG